TTCAGTGAAATGAAGAAATGTGGCGATGAATTATATAAAAAGAATCAATTTTGGGAATTTGTTTCCATAGATGGTCAGCCAGAATATGTAGGTATTTTATCTAAGGCTCTTTCACTTTCTACAGAATATATTCGTAAACGCGGAGGAGCATTTTTGGTGAACATAACAAAAGAAGCAAATTATAATGATTTATCTACAGAAGACCAACAAAAATTAGATGAACAATTAAATGAGATGATTCGTAGTAAATACACAGATTTGAATTATAATGGTTTGAATATGCGCAGAATGGAATTATTAACAGGTAATTTCTCTAGAAATCCATTTGATAATTCTGTGGTGGTAATCGACGAAGCCCATAATTTGGTAAGTCGTATTGTAAATAAATTAAAAAAACCAAAATCCATACCGTTTATGTTGTATGATTATTTGATGAATGCGACCAATGCTAAAATTGTTCTTTTATCAGGAACGCCTATTATTAATTATCCTAATGAGATTGGTATTTTATATAATATTTTAAGAGGATACATAAAAACCTGGAATATTCCAGTATCACTTCAGGGAACAGAAAAACTGAATACGGATTCTATTTTAAAGATGTTAGAAGATGGCAATTTAAAAACCTATGATTATGTGAATTATACAGATAATATGTTGACAATAACGCGAAATCCATTTGGGTTTGTAAATGTGAAGAAGAGAGGTGTAATAAAAGGCACAGCAAGGACAAAAAAAGTGGGGCAATTAGGTGGAACGGGAAAAGGCACGGACAAAAATAAAACAGCAAAAAAAAAGTCAGGATTTTTAAATAAACTTGCGGAAAAGTTATCATTCACAAAAGAACACATAGATGATGACGAAGATCAAGATGAGGTAAATAGACTAGAAGAAGAAGCAAAGAATGTATACAGAGGAGGTGGAGATGTGTTTGATAGATATAATGGTGTTCATTTGGACGAAGCGGGAAATATAAGCGATTCTGTATTTTTAGATATGGTGGTGTCTATATTAAAAAGTAAAAAGAATAATTTAGCGGTAAGAGATACAGCAATAGATGAAAAGAAATATAAGGCACTTCCAGATAATCCTGAAGAATTTATGGCGACGTTTGTCAATCCTGATGCGGGTGAGGCAATAAATATTAATTTATTTAAACGTCGCATATTAGGATTAACATCATATTTTAGAAGCGCACAAGAAGATTTGTTACCAAGTTTCGTAAAAACGGAACAGGGTGATTTATATCATATAGAAAAAACGGAAATGTCATCACATCAATTTGGAGCTTATGTAAAAATTCGCAAAGAAGAGGCAGATAAAGAGTCGAACGCAAAGAAACGTGCAAGAAAAAAAGTGGCGAACGATAAAGAAGATATTTATACAATATCATCAACCTATCGTATATTTTCTAGAGCGTGCTGTAATTTCGCATTCCCAGATTCAATTGACCGTCCTATGCCGAATCCAAAAGAAGATGAAGAAGTTACGGAGGCAGAATTTGATGCAATACCAAAAGATCAATTACAAGAAGCAGATATCAATTTTGTACCAAAAGAACAAGATCTTACAGAAGATATTGTTGAAGAGCCCGAACTCGAAAAATTAACATATTTGAAACGCATTGAAAAGGCAATGGCCGATTTAAATAAGCCAATAGAAGGTGGTATAGAAAGCGAATTTTTATCAAAAGAAGCAGTTGACCAATATAGTCCAAAGTTTGCAAAATTATTAGATAACTTAATGGATGAAGAAAACGTGGGATTGCATTTAATGTATAGTCATTTCCGTACGATAGAAGGAATAGGAATTATTCGACTTATGTTATTGGCCAATGGATTCGCTGAATTCAAACTACAAAAATTAGGAGATTCGTGGGAACTTATAGAACAAGACGAAGATGCGGGAAAACCAAGATTTGTTTTATATACTGGAACAGAAACGCCAGAAGAAAAGGAAATCATTCGAAATGTCTATAATGGTGCATGGGATTTTGTTCCTACCAATATTAAAACAAAAATAAAGGCTACCGCTGAAAATAACAATTATGGTGAAATAATAAAAATAATGATGATTACGTCATCGGGCGCGGAAGGTATTAATTTAAGAAACACTAGGTTTGTACATATAGTAGAACCATATTGGCATATGGTAAGAACAGATCAAGTAGTTGGTCGTGCGCGACGCATTTGCAGTCATCAAGATTTACCAGAAGATATGAGAACAGTAAAGGTATTTTTATATGTTACCACGTTTAGTGAAGCACAGAAAGTGGATGAATCAATAGTAGGAATACGTATTCATGATGTAAGCAGAATAGATAAAAAAACACCAGTAACTACAGACGAAACATTATACGAAATAGCGAGCGTAAAAAATAAGATTAATAATCAAATCCTTTTAGCGATCAAGTCTAGTGCAGTAGATTGTGCATTGTATTCTGCGGTATCTGCAACAAAAGCAAAGAAGGACGACGATGAGACACTTATTTGTTATGGATTTGGTAAGGTGGAATCGAATGATTTCTCATCCTATCCAACGTTGGAAAGAGATCAAGCAGAAAAGGATGAACAAAAGAAAATAGTGATGGGCGCAGTGAAAATTACTATCGGTGAGTTAGATTATGCATTAAATGAGAGAACCAATGAATTATACAATTATGAGAGTTACCAAAGGGCCATTAAATATGGAATAGAACCTGTTGTAGAAGGTAAATTGGTTAAAGAAGGAACAAGATATAAAATGATACCTGTATAATAAAATATTGTAAATGTGGGATAGATTGCCCATGGATGTTGTAAATATAATTCTTTCTTACGATGGAACAATAATAAAAGATAGAAACGGAAAATATATTAACCAAATAGCAAAGAACGATGAACGTTATGAAAAGTTATTGAAAATTCCATTAAAAAAATGTTTTCGTAGCGGGCCTCATATAGAAATTTATTTTATTAGATTCGCACACGAAAATAATAAGAAATTTATGTTTAGTATGGCAATGACAGAATATCATGACCGAATTAGATATGTATTTTATAAAAATGGAGATACCAATAGCGAAACTAGATTTATACTTCGATAAAAATAATAACAATAGAGAACATTGTTATTATTAGGTCAACCACTTTTTATTTAGAGTTTTATCAACACTTTCAAGCGCGCCTTCTACCCAACCTTGGTGTGTGCTTATCATTTCCCCAACTACTAATATATTTGTCATAGGACGTTGAGCAGCATGAATGAATTCCTTTCTATTTTTATAAGAACCACGTAAAGGTTTATAATAATGTGTTCCAATTTGCCAATAGTAAGAAACAATATCGGTTAATGTTAATATTTCACCAGGGATCCCTATAGAACGTTCTATTAATCTAGACAAAACGTTGCAATTTACTTCCGTGTTTTTACTAAATTTATGTAAAATATCCGCGCCAGCATTATCACTATAAACAATCATATATATTCCATCATTAGGATTCATGGGTATAATTTTATGAATAGGACCAGGAACGACAGTTGTTTTTGAAACGTAGGTTTTCATGATAGGAATAGAATCTTTTGAAAATTGACCATATATGCGAATAAACGTTTGTCCACATATTTGTTGATAAATACTACGAGGTAGTTTTGCGCCTGGTAAAAGTTTTTGAACTGAATCGATAGTAGTAGCTAAAATAATTTTTTTTGTTAAATATTCTTGTTTTGTTTTAGTAAATATCAAAAATTGCTCGTCACGTTCATTATATTTTATTTTTGAAACTTCATGAGAACAAGTAATATTTTTTTCACCCACTGATTCTACAAGTTTGTTTAATAATATTTGCCAATTGATAGATAACGCAGTCCAAGAATCATAATTATCATCGAATCCATATAAAAAAAGTGTTCCATACGCGTCTTCATTTTCATAATCGGTGTATCCTGCGCATGTAATAAAATGTTTATATTCGTTAGGTTTTAGATATTTTGCAGCAAACTGTTTAAATGTTTTTGGTTTATCGGCTACAGCGTCATAATTGCGTTTTAACATCATAAATGTTTTTTTCACTGAACAATCTTCTAATGTTACGGCATAAGAGGGAACTACAGGAAATTCTCCATATTTTATGTTAAGTTCATCTAGTAAATCAATAAGTCGAAAATCTTTATGTTTTCTACCAACGCCAGCGCCGATAGGAACAGAAGCACCTTTAAAATCATCAACTCCCATTCTTCCTCCTAAATATTTTCTTTCGTTTTTTTCTAAGACAAGTATTTTAAGTTTTGGAGATAATTTTGTAATTTTGTAAGCAGCATATAGACCAGCTATACCAGCACCAATAATAATAACATCATACATTGATATATTATAATCATAAAAAGTTTATGTATTTTTATGATTGGAATATTTAAACAGAGGTGCCAAATGTTCTGGGAACAAATGCAATACCTTCTAATGTGTACCAATAAGAATCTTTGTTTTCAACAGAAACAATATGGGATCCATCTTCAAATTCAACAGTGATAGATCCGTTTACGTTAGCACCAGTTTTGGAATCTACGTAAGGTTGGGAACAGCTAATTTTAACAATCTTAAGATTTTGAATAAGAACATTATTTACACTTGCAACATTCGTAGCAGTGGGACTGGTGTAAGCAGTAAAACTTACTCCAATGAATTTACCAGTGGATAATAAAGAGCCCATTTGACTATTGATATCATTGTAGTTTGCTAAAGTAAGTGGCGAGGCCATTTATATATATTTTATATATATTATTTTATAAACTTTTTAATGTTCCTAAACGCATGAATAAAAAAATATACTTTTAATCAAATAAAATATAAAAACAAACGCAGTATTCTTTTTATAATGAACGAGGCAAATAATGTTCTAACCATAAAAACAGTTCAAATTCAACCAATTCGTAATATGATTACTGCTGTAAAAGATATTTTAACAGATGCAACAATTACTTTTACTAAAGATGGTATGAAAATAATTAATTTTGATAAAACGCATACGATTTTGTTAAACGTTATGTTATATTCAAATCGCTTTGAGCAATATGATTGTAATCCTGATAAAATAATTGTTTGCGCAAATACTCTTCATTTGTTTAAAGTAATTTCTACGATGTCGAATGATGATACATTGTCAATGTACATTGATAAGGCGGATTACCATGATGGAATTGTATCTCATTTAGGATTGCAATACGATAATGGCGATATTAAACAATGTTATAGTCAAAAATTGCGTTTAATAGAGCCTGATATGGAGGAATTAGTAGTGCCTGATGTTGAATACTCAACTGTAATAAATTTACCAAGTAGTGATTTTCAAAAGATTATTCGCGATTTGAATGGAATATCTGATAGAATAGAAATAAAATCGGTAGGCAATGATTTAATATTTTCATGCGAAGGTAATTTTGCAAGTTCTCGAATTTTCCGTTCAGAGAGTGATGGAAATATGGAATTTATTCAAAAAACAGATGCTTCGGTAGTTATTCAAGGAGAGTTTTCACTAAAGAGTTTAAGCCATTTTATTAAATGCACACCTTTATGTAGTCATTTGGAAATGTATTTGGGAAATGATTTGCCGCTTATTGTGAAGTATGATGTAGCTTCTTTGGGAGAGATTAAATTATGTTTGGCGCCGTTACCGCCAGCCTAAGTGTTTTACACGTACCTAAGTGTTTTACACTGACCTAAGTGTTTTACACGGACCTAAGTGTTATGACCAAGAATAATATTATGAATTGATATAAATGTTTCGCATAATATTATTCAATGAGATTGAAACAGTTATTTATTTTATGTTTATTTTTTACTTATAAAATCCAGGGTTTCAATTCAAAACCAATAAGTAAAAAATCTTTAACAAAACTACATACGTTTGAATCGATTGATTTTCAAATCCCAGATTATAAATATGAAATAATAAAGAAATCAAAGGCGTTTTATAAAATGATACGTCCACAAAATATATTCCCTACGGCGTTGTTGTGTTTTTCTGGTGCGTTTATTTCAAATCCGTTTCAAATTTTATCAAAACGCTTTGCGGTAAGTACTATGATAACAATGATAATAATGTCAAATAGTATGATAATAAACGATATATTTGATATGAAAATAGATAAAATTAACAATCCATCACGACCTTTAATTACTGGTGAAATAACAAAAAAAGAGGCATTTGGTGCGTCTAGTTTTTTAATAATGTTGAGCGAAATGTTAAATGTATTATATTTACCAACACACATAAGACCTATCGTACGCCTAGCAAATTTATTTACTTTAATTTATACACCCATTTTAAAGAAAAATACGTATTTAAAAAACTTAGCTTGTGCGACATTGGTTTCGTTTTCTGTATTATTTTCAGGAATAGTGGTAGATCCAATAAATAGTTTCTATAAAAATATATTTTTATTAGGTATTTTATCGAATTCTGTGTTTACAGGTTCTTTTATAACTGAAGTGTTATTAGATATACACGATAAAGATGGCGACCAAAAAAATAATATAATTACTTTACCTATAAAATATGGTAATGAAAAATGCATCCACTTTGTTAGGAATTTATTGATTTTTAATATTTTTATGAATATGTTGTTGCTAACTTATATGTACACATGGACAACAGGATTCGCGTTTACATACATTAGTATGCAAATGTTTGTGAATTTAGAAGAGGTAAAAAAATATAATTATAGTGCATTAAGCATCAGGTATGCTATGAATAGATCGGTAAGAACATTATCATTAATTGTATTTTATTTATGCGTTTTGAGCGCGATATCTATGTTATAAAGTCATGGTTTTATGCGACGATAATGAAACGCTACCAGGAACATCAAGTTTGGTAACGCAACTAATCTTGGTATAATCAATAAGTACATTTTTCTGTGATTTAGTTGATGAGTGTTCTTTACATAGAAGAGCGCCTTGAATAGCGATTTTTTGAATGGCCTTTTTCTCTAGTTTACCAAGATCATTGATTTTTGCGATAACGTGGCAAGATGGCAATCCATTAACATGGAACCATAAATCATCTGGTTGCGCGCCATCTATGATGTCATGGTTTTCTTGTGCGTTTCCACCAATTATAAATTCAACATCTGTTTTAATGCAGTCAATGAATCTAGAAATCGTCTTCATTTTGTCTTTTGTAATATAACGAATTATGTTACAAAAAGTATTCAATTTTTTACTAGATGAAATTGTTTACCGAAAATATAGGTAAGAATAATTACAAATGCAAATTTAAAACCCTCTTGTAACGTTAAAAAGAATTCATTTCCGCATAAATCATTATTAATTTTTATTGATAAAATATATAAAATGTGCATAAGAGGCAATGATCCGTAAATATAAATGGGAAAATCGTTACGTTTTAAAATGATAAATGTAGATATTGCATGAAATATATTCATAATTACAATTATAATATAAACCATTGTAGGTGACCCCATAAATTCTATCATATCATCTAAATTCTTACTGTCTTGGCCAAAAATATATTCTTTATTATTTTTCTTTTTAATAAATTCGCTTAATATGCACCCGCCATTAAAACACGTCCAGCTAATTAATAAAAATAGAGTATAAAAAACATAAATAATATCAAACCGACTTTTTTTAAACAATAACCCATAAATAGAAAAAAAACATGCAGTAGCTAAATGAATTCCTCCTATTATTTTAATATTATTTTCATTTTGAAGTATTCTTTCTAAAAACCCTTTCATTATACTAATATACACCATTAATTAAAATAACACACTTTTACTCACTTCCAAAAAATGCTCCTTTTCCAATTTTAAAGTCACTCAACCTGGTAATTGTTTCCGTTTTACTCTTAAGAATTTCTTTAATTAAGTCCTTAATAGATATCAAACCAACACATTCTTCATTATTATCGTCTACTACAATCAAATGATGAATGTCTTTAAAGATCATCTTATTCATACATGTTTCTAAAGAATCACTATTCTTAGCAACAATAATATTAGGACTATATGTGCAAATATCCTTTACTTTCAAATTTGCAGACGCCTTATCTAAACAAGCGACCTTATTAATATAATCGCGCTTTGAACAAACGCCAACAACTTTACTTTCATTGTTTGTAACTGCCAAACAACCAACATTAAATGCACTGAATCTCAAAACTGCATCTTTAACATCAGCATGTTCATTAATCTTAAAATCGACCTTCTTATAACAAGAATTTTGGAAAACATTTGATGCTGAAACAGGGAGAGACGAAAATTTACGAAGTGATTGTCGTGCAAACATAGTAGACGCAAACATAGTATAAATAAATATAGAAAAATGTTTTTATATTTATTTTTGTTTAAATTTTTGTATTCGAGAAAAATTAGGGGTTTAATATTTTTTCTGCAGCTTTCACTTTTTTTTTATCGTCGCTGGTAAATTTATGTTCTCGATTAAATGGCGAACGGAATTCTTTTTTATTTGAATTATATAATCCTACAATATCTACAAAACTATAACAATGACCATCGCTAAGAAAAACCACACTTCCTTGCTCTAACGGGTCTCTGCTAATTATACTTATAGGAACGCCATCTTCACCTATATCGGTTTGACATTTCTGTACAATATCAGCTATAGGTGATAACTGATAATTTGCTGGCAAAGGACTATCTTCATCTTCCTCTTCTTCATCGTCTTCTTCATCTTCCTCTTCATCTTCATCGTCGTCTTCTTGTGCGCGTCTTAAATTGCGTAATCTTAATATTTCTTGGCGCCTTGCCTCTCTATCTGCTGGAAATTCTACCCATCTTAGTAAATTTTTTACCCGTTCTCGATAATCATTCATAGCACTTTGCACTGTTTGTATTCTGCCAGAAAATCTTATTTGATCAGCATAATGAAAAGAAGTTCTTAGATTTTCTGCAGCATCCATAATATTTATAAATCTGGGACTGTTTACAGGAATTCTTAACTGTCTTATTTTTGCTTTTATATAGTTACCTATTGTAGTTTGAGTGCCTTCGACATGTCTACTCAAAGCTCTAGTATCGTTAAGAGGATTTGGAAAGCCTCTTCTTGGTCCAGCCGAATAACTCCTTATGTTGGCAGTGTGCATTGGTAATACAGGAGGAGCTGTTGGTAATCCAGGAGGATCGATTGGTGGAAGATTTAAAGGTTGTTGTACAGGCACAAGTTGTGGTTGAGGAACTGCTGGTATTCTAGCGCTTCTTCTTGAAGAATTTGCGGTTCTTGTTCTTCTTCTTGTGTTATCACGAACTCCACCACGTTTTGTTTTATTTTTTTTTGGCATATAAAATATAATTATATAATTATAAGTATATTCTTCTAAAATTCAGGCGCATGTTTTTTAAACAAACAACCTTGTTTTGATAAATTATCAATATTAACAATTACATTGGGATCCTGTAAAAAATCAGCACCCAACCATATTTTTATAATACAAAAATTTTTCTTAGGTGAAATCGTAATACCATTCAAATGTTTATTATTCTCTTGATTTACGCATAACGTTTCTCCACATAACAAATAAAACAAATCACGCCATACTTCGGGAACATGTTTGTTTATTACTTTATATGAAAAACAACCACCATTTCGATTTCTGGGGTCTTCCCACATGGGCGTAATGCCATCCCGCATTACAAACAACATACAATTTTTAACTATATTTTCATGAACAGCATCGTTTAACGTAATCACCTTTTCTACACTATCAATACCTCCCATGATTATAGTATAACTGGACAACTCCCAGTTTTTATCGTGTGGTAAATGGTAATATAAATTCCATTTATCATTCAGTGTATGTTGGTGGGTAGGAGTACACACTGTATCCATTTTATACGCCCGTATATTATAATTAGAAAAATCTTTATATCTATTTTAACAGTTTATAATCTCATAAGTATCAGTATGCAAAAGTATATATTGATTCGCTCGTAATTGAATCGTATTAAGATCTCCATCAATGATATTCAATACATATTGTGGATTAAAACAAAAGTTATTTGGTCTATAACTAAAATATCGTTTTATAAACAAATGCGATAATATTTCATTTCCAACCATATATTCATTTTTATTTAAATCAATAAAACAACTACTTTTCATATTAGGATTCGTATATTCAATACTAATAAACTTTACTTTTGACTTTGTAGGTGGTATTGAAAAATTATAATCCTTTCTGTTTTCTTTAATAATGCGATATGAATATAAGGAATTATATTTTAAAGACACCATCAATGATTTTATATCACTACTGTTTTCCACTAACAAATTTGCTGATTCTAAATTGTCATTTAACATATTAATAATAGAATCCGCATCGGCATCGTTTACAAAATCATAGGCATCATTAAATTTATATTTTTCATCAACATAACGCAATTCAGGTGACGAAATTAACCCTGATGTGCATATCCAGTTATCTAGATAAGGCTCAATCTTATAATTTCCAAGAATTGCTAAAACATTATCTTTTGAATAAATCGCACGATCTACTGCGGTCTTTACTGCTGGATACTTATCATAAAGCTTTTTACAAAATTTATAAGTCTGTGACGATACATTTGAATAATAGACCAATGCTTTTACACCAAGTGTATGATAATCTATATTTTTAATGTATTCTACAAACTTAAAAAAATAGGTTATGCAATAATCTAAAATCGCTGCTAAAAATGCTGCGACAGTTTCATGACAAACTGCAAAAAAATCTTCCGTTCTATACATAATAATTTATATATGAATTATTTTTTATATTGTTTATTTTTCCAATAATAGTATAGAATGAAAAACGGTCTTTTTATTTTTCGTCGCGATTATAGAATAACTGATAACATTGGTCTTTTAAATGCATCAAAACAATGCGATCGATTATATACATGTTTTATTTTTACGCCAGAACAAGTTGGCAAATCAAATTCATACCGTTCTCAAAATGCTATACAATTTATGATAGAAAGTTTAGAGGAATTATCTAAGACAATTCGAGAACATGGGGGTGAATTATTGGTTTTTTATGGTAAAAACAACGCTATTTTAAAAGAATTGGTCCAGGTTCTCGACATTGAAGGAATTTTCTTTAATAAAGATTATACACCATATGCAATTGAGCGGGACCAAGATGTCAAGGAGCTCTGTAAAAAATTATCTATAGAATGTCAAATGTCGCAAGATTACTATTTATATGAACCTGACACTGTTTTAAGCAGTAACCATGCTTATAAAAAATACACACCTTTTATGGAATCGGTTTTACATAAAAAGGTTGAAGAACCTATTAAAAAAATACCCACTAACTTAGTTAGTCTAGGTTCTCGAATATTATCAAAAAATTTGGAAAAAATTTCTTTAAAAGAAGCTGCAGAGCACTTTACAAAGTCCAATCCATCGATCCTTGTTCATGGTGGAAGATCAAATGCACTACTTAGACTTAAATCCGCATGTCGAGAGCAATCAAAATATGATGTGCAAAGAAATATGTTTACTGCAAAAACAACATTTTTATCCGCATATATAAAATTTGGCTGTGTTTCGATACGCGAAGTTTATCATAGTTTTAAGAAAGTATATGGTCTAGGTCATGGTCTAATTCGAGAACTTTTATGGCGTGAATTTTTCGTACATGTTCTCTATGGTTATCCTGAAGTTGTTGGTAAATCTTATCAACCGCGATATCAACATTTAAAATGGCATAATAGTGCGGCAAAATTGGCTCGTTGGCAAAAGGGCGAAACAGGATTTCCTTTAATTGATGCTTCGATGCGACAATTAAATGAGACAGGCTATATGCACAATAGAGGAAGAATGGCAGTAGCTACTTTTTTAGTGAAAACATTGTTAATAGATTGGCGACATGGTGAAAAGTATTTCGCAACTAAATTGACAGACTATGATTTGGCATCTAATAATGGTAATTGGCAGGGAATAAGTAGTACAGGAGTTGATATGAAACCATATTTTAGAGATATGAATCCGTGGATACAGGGTATGAAATTTGATCCAGATGCAGAATTTATTAAAAAATGGGTTCCTGAACTTAGAGATGTTCTCGCAAAAGACATTCATAAATGGACAACTATGCATGAAGATCCAAAATATAAGTCTATAATGTATCCCAAACCTATGGTAGATTATGATGAACAAAAGGAATTGATGATAGAAATGTACAAGCATGCATCATAAACAACTTGCAGCTACTAAAAAATTGGCAAAAGCATTTTAACTTTTATCTTGATAAAACCACCAAAAATGAATGCTTTGCAAAACCTAGCGATTTTGTATGCGGACGATGAGCCAAGTATGGAAAGACCGATTCGACCATCGTTAACAGCAGTAACGCTTGGCGTTATCGCGACAGGCTTAATAAGTTCAATTACAATGAATAATGGCGTTTTACTAGAAGTGATAGTTCTAGAAGAACTGTATAAAAGAGTGCGTTATGGAAAAGTAAATCTTACACCGACGATACAGCGCGCATTGCCTGCATGGACACCATTGATCTCTAATGTATTGAGAAAGTCGATGTTGGAATCTGTGTTTGAAAACAAACCACTGTTTATTCCATCGATCGTATATTACCGTTACCATTCTAGCCAATTATCAACAGATAAAACATGGGAGACGATGTGCTTAGATGGTGGCAATAGGACTCGGTCAATTTGTGATTTTGTAGATGGAAAATATACAAGCAGCGGAAGTTTGGAGGATGCTATTCCTCCATGTTGCGTAATGAATATGAATGGAGTTGAAACTGCGGTGTTCTTTGCAGATTCATATATTGTAACAGACTATAAACAAAAGACAAAGATGCCTGTTTATATTTTGACACAGTCACAACAACATGCGTTTTTGAACATTCAGTTGACCACATCCACCTATACGAATTATATGTGTGATGAAGAACTGGGTCAACGATTTTTAGAACTGCAGAATTGCGTAAAAGTTACTGGGTCTGATATTTCAAAATTGAAGTTCTATTGTCCATTTGTCGAGTTTGTTAGCAAACAAAGTTCCGCACAATATGGTATTTGGCAAGATTGGATGACTAATGTTCTGGAAAAGAGGATTTTGAATAAAGTACAAAAGTATTGGATGCCTTGGATAACGAAGTGTTACTTGATTATTTACCCAAAGCATAACAAAACGCATGCTGATATGATGGGACTCACAGACAAGACAATTGATGAGTATATTAATGAAAATAATGAATGTTTACAACTTGACGAGGAGCATTTCGAAGACTTCAAGCATAAATTTGAAGTCTTCTTGGGGTTTTTATGCGGCGATTCTATGAAATCTACGCACAAGATTTCACTGGCCGCTTTCTTTGCTATCTTTTATGTACTTTCAACTGACAATGCAGTTACTATCGAAACATTGGCGAGCAATATTGCTATGTTTGTGAACCACAAGGACACAAACAAGAGACTTTGGGATAAGAGAAAGATTCCTAATGGAATTGTTGGTGCAAAGTATACTATGGAAGATGTGCGAATTGAATATGAATATTTGGTGTCTGTTTTAATGGATTATACATTTGTTCGTTCTAGAGATTTTCACAAACGCCTACCAATTCCTAGACAGACACGCAATGTTTGTGAAGAGCGAGTCTTTAGTAATGCAATGGAGTGTCCTTGTCCTTGCTGTGAAACGAATACTATTTTTAGGGATAGATCAAATGGTTATCATATGGGGCATATTGTGGCACACGCACTGGGTGGTCATTCAACCGTTGATAATTTAATTCCTATTTGCTCAAAGTGTAATCTTAATATGGATGTTGAGAACATGTTTAATTACCAGGAACGTTGTTATCCCAATGTTCCAAGACTCCAAGACATGATGGAGACTTTTTAATTAAAAAACAAAATAAAAAAATTGATTTGTAATATTTTTTTTGTTGATTAAGTAAAAACGGACATTGACTGCGTAGTAAAAATGCAAAAATCTATTCAAAGATTACCAGAGGAGATAGAGAATGAAATACTTGATTTTACAATGACAAAATCAATTCGTTTACGGTTATTAATAGATAAATATCCACTAGATAAAATGGATATTTTCTTCAAGGGGTTTACAAAAGAACAATTAGATAGGGTATATAGATACGGATGTGTTTCTAAAATTTTAGTTTGGAATGATGGCTATACGATGCATGTTACTAATCCTAAAATAAATGAATTATTCAAAAATCATAAAATGCATGGTACACTGTTTACACATAGTTGTTGGCCAGTTAGTGGGTTCAATAATTATTGGCAAACACAAAATAAAAAACGGCAACCGTCCAAACCAGAATATATTCGTAGAATTACAAAATTCTGCACGTTTGCGCTTGCATTTTCAAAACATAATTCATATTTTAATGAACAATTTATAAGTTTTTGTGAAAACTTAGTTTATGAAGTAATAGTCGGGTCTTTGATTATTCGTAAAAATAACTCTTTCTAAATATCTAAACTAACCGTGTTCTTATCGGATCTATTTTTTCTACGATTAGAACGTTTCGGTCCATTAGAATTTTGCATATCCTTTAAAGAACTAATCGAAATCATAGAATCATCTTCTACTGTAGGTTGTTGAATATCAATAGTTCTAGTTTTTAAACCAGATAAAATATTATCGATGTCAGTGTTTTGTGGTCCGCGCATTTCTTGGCGAACTGACTGCATTGGTGGTTGTGCAATATTCATTTGAGGTGGCTGCGCCATATTGTTTGGCTGCGCCATATTGTTTGGCTGCGCCATAGGCGGTGGTCTCATACTACGATCTACTTGATTTACATCGCGCATACCATTTAATTCAACGCCTTGTTCACGAAACATAGTACCACGACCAGCATTTAAATCGGGACGATTTCCAGGATGATCAGTATACGTCATTCCTGGTCTAGGAGGAGCTGGTTGATTTTTACTTTCTACTGGCGCAGGAGGAGGTGGTCCACGAGGACGGTTTGTTTGTTCTTGCATTAAATTATTCGCCATAGCAAATCCTGGAGATGCTTGGCTCATACTACTTACAGTGGCGTTCGTAAACATCTTCATTAATTCAGGACTTTGACGAATTACGTCATTAAATGCGGGAGTAGCACTAGAAAGGGCTTTGTTTGAAAAGTTTAATACGGCTGCGCTAAATGCAACTCTTAGTAAAAGTGAAATTTCAGGAGCCAATTTACCACCCTTATATTTATCATGTAACTCTGAGAAGATCTCTTCATAACTATCAATATCTTCATTGACTTGTTCTCCCCAACCATCCAAATTCAAATCGAATGGATTAAATGCGGCGTTTGCATATTCCATAGAATTAATAAATGTCATGAACCACCATCCTTGTAACTTAATACTGTCCTTCTTACGTTTGTCTTCAAGTGCAGTCTCATATTCATCTTCCACTTCTTCATAATTAGAATCCATACTAAAATGAGAACTATGTTTAAGAAGCCCCTTGCTAGCCCACTCTTCCAATTTCTTAAGCATCATACGCTTTTTGCGACGTTTTTCTAAATCGGTCATTCTACCACTCGAAGAGGAAGAAGATGAGCTATTTGTGGGTATTTCATTAATTTTACTATATCCATCCCAGGTTTTCGTATTTCCAGCACTTTCACGCGTAGCTTGTCCTAAATTAGAGTCGCTTATTTCTTCATCAATATTTAAAGATACAGTTTTCGCAGGCGTTTCACTAAAGCCTCCCATTCCAAATAAATTAGATGCAAATCCACTTAATGTCTTACTTCCCGAGTTCGAACTAGCTGAACTTGCTGCGCCAGATAATTCATTTAACTCGCTCTCTAGATTATCTAGTTCGCCTAAATCTAAATTTGTTGCAGAATTAGAAGACGATTTTTTTTTATCATTCATAAGCAATTCGATTCCACCGCCAAAATTAACCCCCGTTTTTGGCCCTTCGTTAAAATTTAATGAAATTGGTTCTAAATCGTTCAATCCAATATCAATAATTTCCATTATCTATGATATTTATACAATAATTATTTTTAAATCATACGCGAACTATATATTATATTTTTCAATAATTGCAGAAAGAATTATAAAAAACAAATAATAAATGCTACATAATATAACAATTGTGCATTCATTTATACTATATATTTCTTGTAAAATGTCTCTAAAAAGTAAATAATATAATAAACTCATACATGCCGAATAAAATATAATGTTTGGTTTTAATAATTCTTTTAATTTTTGTCGATCTTTAAATAAATAGATAGGCAATGCATGTACCAATATTGTCAAAGCATTTACTCCAGCAACGTTTAAATGACCAAAAAATATATTTTTTGTACTTTCGTAAATTGCGGTTGGTTTTATAAACAACATTGCAGTAATTATTACAAAGGCCAATATTATTGAAAAATATAAAGTAGTGTTAATTTCATGTGTAAAATGTAAAATATTAGCAACTGACACAAGGACAGAATAAGATATTAGTATCAGTTTTATTTCATATAGTGTTTTTTCAGTAATTTTCATTTGTAATTACAAATACTAAATACTGTTTTATATATTAAATAAACAGAAATACTCAACGTGTAATATTTAATTATTATTCGCGAAAGAGATACTTCTGTATAATCTGCAACTACTGATTTTTTGTTTGTTTTTGTGAATACATTTACATAATAATCCCTGACGTGTTCAAAATGCTTTTCTTGATATACAGATTCATAATTTACAAAAAGCGAATTATATTCTTTGTTTTGTCGCGTATAATCTCCATTTTCAAAAACTTCGGTAAAAAAATAGGTAAACATATTCGTGTCCTTGCTAGGTTCTCGAATTATTATTTTTCCTTCAGGTTTCAATATACGATCTATGTCCAATAGAATAAATTTCATGCTACAATCGCTTATGTGATGAATACAATCATTAAATAAAATTACATCAAAACTGTTGTTTAAAAAAGGTAAATGTGGATTGCTTTCACTAACATAATCTATGTGATAAAAATCCTTATTTGGAAAATATTGTTTTGCGATTTGAACACGAGGTTTATCAGTGTCTATGCCAACATAATTAATAAAAAAAGGACTCATGATACCTGGTCCGCTGCCGAAATCGAGAACCTTGTCGTTATCAATGTTAATATCATTTAAAATTAACGTCATATGTTTCGAAAACATATGTTGTTCGAAATCCTTGCAAAATAATAAATAAAAATATCCATCGTTGAATATATGGCTGTAATATTCATTTAAGAGAACCCTGTTAATAAAAACACTACTTAATGCCAATAAATAAACAAAAATAGAGAACATTATAGATTATAAAAACAGTATTGTATTTATATGATTGCTAATTTATGTTTTTGAATATACCAAATGCCTTGTAGAAAACAATCTGCCAAATCATCTTTTTTTTTAGTTTCTAATGAAGGTTTCCATGTTTGGAATTGTGGTATTTTATCAAGAATTTGAGAACAGTATTTTACACCATCAGTTTTATTTTTTTTATAGGTAGACGCATTTTCATTCGTCATTGTGTTCTCTAATTTTTCATTAGAATGGAATTGTTTTAATTTATTCGCAGATGAAACAAATTCTATTTTGGAATCAGGAACTTTCATAATAAAATATTGTGCTAACATTCCTTGTATTGTTTTCATACGATTCGCAATGGGCGAAATTTGGTTCTCGATTATCACAGAATTAATGTTGGTAATTCCATTGATGTTATCTAAACTCGCATTCATTTTACGACCAATCTCAATTAGATCGGTTTCACCAGCAGTTTTCCCTTTTTGGACAACTATTGTTTCAAAACATTGCTTTTCATAAAAAGCAATAAGCATATCTAATAAATCCCTTTTCAAAAGCTTTCCTGGGTTCTCAATATTTATTAAAATCAAATGAGATTGGCATAGTTGAAATAGCTCACCGACCTTGAGTTTTTTCAAATAGATGGGATTGTTTTTGGTTGTTGGAATGATAAATGGAGAACCTGCCTTAGCATGTTTTTCACAATAAAACCCCCCATTTTTTTTATATTTTGCATTTTTGTTACAAGGCTTAGGTTCTCCCTTTTTAGTTCTTGGTGGGATTATGCAAGTGCATGTATGTTTTTCATTAGCGATTTCTTCCATTAAATTGAGAACATTCCAATCTAAAATGGAAAGAGATGCGTCGATATTAAAAATACAATAGGCCATATTTTTAATACCCACATCAAAACTAATAAGGTTCATTTATAAAATATATAACGTTATATATTTTATATAATAATCGAACCAAAACATAAAAATCTAATTGCCGTATTGTTTTCGAAGAATATATTCTTGTGTAACTACGGGAGAAACTTTGCGCGCTTCTAATTGCTCACGCGTTAAATACATTTCTTTTAAGTCACTAGTTTCATATCCCATAGGTTTCGTGTTATCTGTTAAGGAAGCATATTGATAAGGAGTATTTTTTATACCTTGTACTAAATTAGATTGAATGCTGGGAATATCAATTGGTCGTTTAAAATAGCCAACGTCAGTGGAAGATTCGCGAAAATTATATTCCATAATATCTTTGGAATTCTTTGTTAAATATTGACGATATTCCCAATTGGATTGAATGTTGTTATTTTCAATAAGGTCTTTATTGATAGTGGACTCGGGCTGCCAACCACTAACAATAGAACGCCCATCATTCATTAGTGGTGGAAATTCAGGATATTTATTATTTGTAGCATATCCTAATGCGGATTTTGGAATAGTCTCTTTAATTATAGGATATGCACATTCTAATTTTTCACCTTGACTAAACATGTATAATATATAAAAGCAATATATATTATAAGATGGATTTTATTCATCCTCTGTTTCTAACATTTTCAATAAATCAGTTTTCTTTAATTTACTAGGATCACTGCATAAGCCTTTTGTTATTACCAATGTTTTTAATGATTGTAAAGTCATTTTGCGATATACTTCTTTTGAAGATTCCTTTTGCGATTCTCCTTGAACATCTTCTTCTAAATTTTCTTGTTCTTCGCTATCAACTTTCTCCACTAGTATCGGCGAAGGTGACAAATCTTCAATAGATTCTACTTCTTGCGCTTCCTCTTCTTCCACTGGAACAGGCAATTCAATTTCATTTAAAGTAACATTAATTACTTTCACAACATCGTCATTTTCGACTGGAAATGACACAATTTCCTCTATATTTAATTCGTCCGTTTCTTCTTGATCGTCGTCATCGCTTTCATCATCTTCGTCTTCGTCAGTGTCTTCTTGATCGTCATCATCACTTTCACTTTCATTATCAGAGACATTAATTTTTTTAGAAATGTATTCTGTATTTGGAACATTTACTGGCATATGATCATTATGAATAGACATGGTGGAAAAAAATCTACTAGTCATTTGTTGTGCATTCTTTAATACGTAAATTTCTTTTACAATGTTGTTTATAATTTCTAACATAGTATCTGTTTTTTGTTCAATAGCAGAAATGCGTTGTTTAAAATGATATACTAATAATAAAATTAAAACAAAAGTTATCCCTAAACTAATAAAAAAAATAGTCTCCATAAAGTTAAAAACGCTCATTTTTATTATCAACACAAAATATAAATTTTATTCGAACGTACTTTTTAATTTGTTTTTATAATTAGTTATTATCAATTTTGTTTACTAGAATGTCATATTTGTATTTTTTTCTAATAGAAAAATTAAAAGTGTAACGAATTAATTAATAAGTAAATTTACCAACGCGTACATGTAGGCAAATAATTTTTTTTTAAAATAAATTATGCTGCAATAATTTATAGATGAGCTCGTGTGATAAACATAAAAAATGCAGCAAAGAATGTGGAAAGTGCCATATTTGCGTTACGTATAAGAAAGTCAAACGTGGAAAAAGAGGACCTACTGTATCTACTGGACAAACTGGTGCAACATCAATAATAGGATATGCTGAATACATACAAACAGTACAAACTCCTAATGATTCAATACCACCAGGAACCGCTTTTACATTAGATGCCAAAGTTTTTAATAGTATACCATTATTAATTGAAGCAGGATCTGGTGGAACAGTTTTTACATTAAGTAATGGAACTTATGTAATTGATTATGAAACTAGTTTATCATCGGCAGGTTCGTTAGCGATTTATAGTGGTCCAACCTCAGGCGCATTAGCTATTGACACAAATACTATTTCTGGATCGTCTACTGCAACAACGTGGATCCATGGGAGAGCCATAGAAGTAGTGTAAACTACATTAGTAATAGCAATTTCTTCTGTAGTAGGAACAGCGAGTATAGCACCATCTGGAACATCAAGTGCTTATGTAATTCGCTTGGTCATATTAAAAATATCATAAACCTTAAAAAATAATATGTTATATATATAATGGATAGTCAAACTAGAGGACCTTCACAAGGCACTGGACCAGAACCCACAAATGACATGTTTAGTAATAAAAATTTTATAATTATCATATTAATAGCACTATTACTTTTATCATTTTTAGGAGTAAATTTACTAACTATTTTGGGAAATGGAGTACAATGGATAAATAATTTATTTGGTCCATTAGTTTCTCAAATACTTTCTGTTTTTGGATATACAACAGGAACTATTCTCGATAAATCGGCAGATTTAGTAGGTGAAACTGCTAAAACTGGAATTGATATAGCAACTGGAACTGTTCGTTCGGTAGGTGGATTATTAATAGACGCCAGTGACGATAATTTAGACGATAGAAGCAAAATAGATAAAATACAACAAAAAGAAGATGACAAAAAGTTAGATGAAAAAATAAATACAGGCGGAGAAAATAAGAAACCAAGTTCTCCAGAACCAACCGACTCTGCAAATCCTATACAAAATTCTATTTCTTCACAAAAAACCTCCTGGTGTTTAGTAGGCGAATATCAAGACAAACGTGGTTGTATAGAAATAGGAGAAGCTGATCAATGTCTATCAGGACAGGTATTTCCTAGTCAAAAGATGTGTTTAAATCCAACACTTTCACAAGGCCCTCCTCATTTATTAAAAAGTCAAGCGACTCATTAATAAAAGTCAAGCGACCCATTAACAAAACAATTATAGAGAAATAAATATAAACCCTTTTGATTTTATATTTATAATGGAGGTGTTTGATTTTTTTAATCTATATGTTCTCGAATTACAAGAAAATAAATGGTTTTTACATTTCGCAAGTCCTTCCAATGATGAAAAATTATGGTTAGAATGTGCTAGCATGTTTCCATTTGTTAAACGCTATTGTCCTTTAAAAACTTTTCAGGTAATAAAAATAAACGATATTTTTGAGATCGATTATTATGTAAAAAAATACATGCAATGTTATGGTATTGAAAACGTTCGTGGCGGTTCATATAATGAAGAAATTTTAGACTCAAACACTATTATATTTTTAAATAGAGAACTTGATGCAAATAAAGATTATTATTTTAATAAACAGATTATTATAGATAACATATCTAAAAAATATGATAAGGAAAATGATTTTGTAAGAGAAAAAGATATTTTACAAAAAGAATTAGTAAAATATAGAGGACTATGCAAAACAATAGAAACTATTCGTTGTGGTGGTAAAATAAATAGAATACTAATTGATGATATAGAATGGTTATATTCACATATTATTTATGTAATAGGAAATTCACCTACTAAAATATCAAAGGAAGATGCTAATAAATATAGAAAAATAATAGAAAAAATAAAAACAGTAGTGAATTTATTTACAAAGTTTTTTGATAAATCATTAAATTTTGAAAGTCCAGTTCTTTTACATAATCCAGAATTTATTCTTGATAACTACTTTTATCATTATCATAATAAAGACAGACATATTCATGAACCAAGACAAGCATATAAAACCATTGAATATTTTGAATATATGTGTTATTTTATTATTAATCGATTGGAAGAATATGAATTTGATTTAACAACGTATACACACGATTATGAATCAATTTTAACATATTCTATAGAATATCTAGAGAACATAGAAAAAATCAAGTAAAAAATTGAATTCGATGCAACTCTAATGAATAAGGTTAAAAATAAACAATGGTGAAGATTACAAAAGATATTGCGTTTAAGGAATATATTAACAATGAAAATAATATTGATGATATTTTCCCATTGCGGTTCACACCAAAAGTAAGTATAAACTTAGTAGATGGATATACTGTGCAAAGCAAACATCATAAATATGAAATGTTTTTACAATGGAGATGTAATCATATTGGTGTTTTAGATAGTCATACTGCAGACGGAATATATATTCCTGAAGAACAACTATATGAAGATATTCCGTATACTACACAAGATGCCCAATTATTATTTAATAACTATTTTGAAAAGTATTCAACTGATAAATCGCACACACGAATGACTTATATTGTTTTAATGGAAAATGGTCGAGCAGAACAAATTGTAGGAAGGGAAAATAGATATATATTTAAAGGATTTCGATGTAAAGTAGACGTGGTTTATTTTGATATGAATAAAGTTCCATATCCAACACCATATTTTGGATATGAAGTACATGTGACGGCCGCAGAAGTGCAGCAATTTAAAAGCACAATTGAAACATTAACGAAACAAAATAAAGATTTGTCCGAAAGGCTAGAAACTACGAATAGTGAATTGAACAAAGTATATCGCAATAGAAATTATTTGAAAAATAGATTGACAGAAACAAAGAAACGTATGAAAACCACTATTTTGGAAATTTATCAAAACAGATCGGCAATTTGTTGTGGAATTTGTATGAACGACATTCTATGTGAAAATTTGTTGGTTACAAATTGTTGTCATATGTTTTGTAAAGGATGTGTGGATAATTGGACCAATAGTGGACATCAAAATTCAGCAACTTGTCCAGAATGTAGAATGAAAAATTATTTGACAGAATAAAAATATCAAAAATATTATAATAAAAATACAATATTTTTTTATGCTCCATAACCATAAAAAGGTTGATATGGACTAACGCTTGGTCCAATGTTATTAATAATGGTACATTCTTTTGGAGTATATGAATTTGGAATGTCGCTAGTAATGCTATTATATGTATCTTGTTGTAAATTACTATAAATAGTAAAAAAAGAATTTGAACCAACGCCAGTGTTACTAGGGACAATATTCAATGGGAAAGTCATTTTTATGTCATAAACAAATCCTGCTTCAGTGGGTAGAATCAAATTATTAACAGTAACAACTCCATAGTAAATATAAGCGCCATATGTAGTATTTCTACTAGAACCTTTTATATTTACAGTATAAGAAGGGCTATTTACAACAGGGTTTAAATTATATAATTGGTTATTCGAATAATAAACAGAACATGTGGGGGATGTAGTCATACTAAACGATATGTCAAAATTAGAATATATCAAATCGCTTCCACTGGCATAAATTGCAATTGGAGTAGAAAAATTAAACGTATAATAATTTGAATTTACGGTATCGCCAATTAATAATTGAGCAATGGTAGTTTCTTTATAAGCACCACATGCAACATCAGGAATTGGAAAAAATTTCCATTCAGGAGAAGGTGGCAAATTAATATCAGTAAAGCCAGATATATTAGTAGCATAATTATAAAGAGGTACTGTGTCATCCTTATATAAATAGACAACTGGTCCAGGAACACCAGAAGAACTGGTAGGAGTTGGTATAGATGAATCAAGAGGACATACTAAAGTATTACTGCGATAATTTCCCTTTGTTAATTGCGAATAGCGCATTTTTTTACTTAATCCATTTGTCTGGGAACTACTTTTATAACTTAACACTTCTGCTTTCCTACGCATATTTAATTGGTTGTAAAATGAATAAAAATTATAATTAGGATCAGTTTCTTGTTTTGCTTGATAAGGATTTACAGGAGTAACTCTTATGATTGGAGTAGTAAGATTATTTGCTTGTTTATTTTGAGAACATATTGTATTTAAATTCATTATAACATATCTATATAAATTTTATCTTGATAATGCAGATGAATACCAAGCATTAGATAAATAAGTATAATTTCCTGTTGCACTATTGTCTAATGTACTAGCATTCATATTTGGACCATTATAAACTATTGAATTAATTTCAAATGCGTTTAATGAATTGCTGTAATATCTTAAATTTGATAAACTGCCATTAAACCCACCATTTTGAAATAAGTTAATATCGTAATAATTTTGTTTTGGTGTATTATTTAATATTAAACGGTTTGCAATTATTCCATTTACATATGTGTCTAATATTGTATTTTGAATACGAATAGCAACATGAACCCATTTTCTTATAGGTATGTTATCAATTTGCAGAGTACTATTTGAATCACTGGAAACAGCAGTATTCATTATAATCTTTAATGATGCATTATCACCATTTTTATTTGAGGTTGGTAAACTGCCTGCGCCATCATTGCTAATTAAATATACACCAGGACTATTGTTTGTTGTCGCAATTCCAGTATTATCATAATCAGTACTTCCTTTATTAAATACATTTTGAGCTTTATTTTCGTCTCCTAAATCATTAATATAAATCCAAAACGACCACGTAAATTCGATTCCTTTTGATTCATTATTTGATCTTATTATAGGAACTGAACCGTTCTTAGTAGGATCTGTTGATACAATTAAAGCCGAATTTGCATTTACTTTTCCTTTAATAATAAACGGATTATTTTGTGGCGTTGTAAAATATGCAATTAATGTTATCCCTAAATTCATAAGGAATAAGAATGCTATAATTACTAATATAATAAATGCAAATTTAGCGACAATGGTATTTGATTGTAAAAACCCTTGAGATGCCACTGCCCCCGCTTGTGCCTGTTGACTAAATCCACTTACTGTTTCATTAAAATTTGTTTTTGCAGTATTTACTGTATTTGTTATAGATTCGCCAGCAGATTTTAACGTCTCTGGTATTTGTAAATTTGGCATTGTTGGTGGTTGAATGTTCATATTTCTACTATATACTATATTAGAAATATAAAATAATCGTTGGATTAATATAACCTGAATGTATTTTTTACTACATCATCTTGTAAAATATTCATATTAATTCCATAAGATGAAAACGTGTTTGCTAGAGATCCTGAATTACTTTTTGACATGTATGAATTCCAAGCACTTTGTGGATCTACTGGAGCAGTCCATCTTTGGAACGACATAATCGATATGTCTAATGGAGAATAAGATGCTGATCCATTTGATCCTAGAACAATTGGTGTACTCGAATCAGGGGGACTGCGCGGTAGTTTATCTAATTTTCTTGATAAAACTAATTTTCCATCAATATAACAATCAGCAAATTGATTGTCCATACTCACTATGACTTGGCACCATTTTTGAATAGGAAAGTTTGAACTAATTAATAATGTAGTCGTAGTATCGTCATTCATTTTAACATCACAATATAACGTAGGAGAGTTTTTGTCTAAATATAAAGAAATATTATTAGAACGAGAAAATATGTATTTATTAGCATTATTATTCCAAGTATTTACATAAATCCATACACCATATGCATATCTACTACTCGTAGGACTATTAATGGAAGTAATATTTGGTTGCTGAGACATTAAATTTGCTGTAGAAGAAACTAAAGTTGATGACGTTGATGTAAAATTAGTGAACAGGACATAAAATAAAATTATAATTACAATTCCTAAAGCAACAGCAATCCAGTTCATTTTTAATTACAATATATTAAATATCTATATATTATTTTGTTAATTAAAAATAGAAGCGTTCGTATTTATAAAAGTTGGTGGATTTTTGTGCGCTAATAAATTATACAAGTTTACTATTTTAGATCTCGACAACGGCTCTGTGTAATATCGCACGTTACAAACAGCACCATTTAATCCGTTTTGACTTCCTATCTTTATCATATCGGTAGCTTCATAACTAGGAAGTGATTCTGCGTCAAATGTATAAGTAAATTCTAATGACCCATTAATAAATAAGTCCACATGATCTGAAAAATAATTAAATACTAAATTATTCCATTTTTGACTAGGCAAATTTATTTTTTTAAATTTGTTAGTGCTAGTTCGAGAATTTGTAAAATAAACTATGTACTTTTCTGTGTTTGCAAATGAATTGTTGTCATTATTGTTTTGATCAATTTGGTTATAATAAGTAATCATAGGTTTTCCACGACCATAACTAAAAATTAAAGACTCTTTTGAATATGCAGCATTATTAGGAGATTCTGTATCTAAATATGTCCATAATGATATTGCATAATTTTTTCTAAAATTTATAGGTGAATACTGTGATTGAGAAAGCATATTAGGTGGATTATTTTGAATAATATTTGTATCAATTGAATATGGTATATCCAAAAACACACTATCTTCTAATAAAACAATACCATTCGAATTAGACACTGTATATAATAGCTTTGGTAAATATATATATAATAATATAATGCCAATTTCTATCGCAAATAATATGATTACATCATTAGATGTAGATTTATATTCGCCAATTAAATATCTAAAAAAATCAACAACTAAACATGGTATGTAAAAAATAAGATAAATAATAAAACCTTGTAAACCTGTATATGATTTTAAATTATTACTAAAAATAATAAAAAATATACCCAATCCTATGGTAATTATTAAAAATAATATAAAATTAATTATTAATGTTGCGGCAACAGAAGAATTTGTATTCATATTTACCATAAAATAAAACAAACCGCAAAAGAAGATTGCAATAAAACCTAAAATAAAGGTTTTAAATATTCCACTATAGTTTGCATTATTCGAATTCATCGAATATGACAATATAAAAATAACAGGTATGACTGAAAGGAATATATATAAATATGTTTTACTTAACAGTGCTTCTTTGTCGATTATTGCATTATAAAGAATAAGCGCTACAAAAATTATAAAAATTAAGATAAATCCCTGTTGTAGTGCATTTTTATCCATAACTGCCAACTTAGCGCCATCTAAAAAACTTTTAAAGCTATTTTTTAAAATATTAAAAAAATTTGTTATGTTATTGTAAATACTCATTTATAATAACAATAGAAAAATTCTTTTTACAAGTTCTCCATAGCGGTCTTTTCACCATGACATTCACGACACAAAGCCACTAAATTATCAACATGGTTACTTCCGCCATATTCTAATCGTTTGACATGATCTACTTCAAACCAAGCAGACAATTGTTTTTTGCATTTTCCACAGCACCAATTTTGCCTTGAAGCTACAAATTTCTTTTTTGTTTCACTAACGGAACGTTTTGTAGATGTTTTTCCTGAGACTCTCATTCTATTTTCACCAATGCGTTCGGTAGAAGATTCTGGCATTGGAATAATTGGATAGTTATAATTTCCGCCGTCTAAACTACTATACTGTGATTCAGCAAAATTTTGTTTGGATGTGAAATCTAAAATAGGACTTATCATATCGCTTGTGTTTTTATCTATTGGTAAATATTTTAAATAATCATTTGTGGTAGAAACAATCTGTTGGGCACGCAAAGGATTATATTTTATTAATAAATATAACATAAGAGCACCAAATGCTACTCCAGCCATTTTATAATATTTTTTAAATGTTAATAATTTTTTTAAATATTTCCCGTCGGTGTAAATATTTGCTATTATTAGACCAGCAACTAATATAATAATAATTTCTATTCTCATTGTTTATTTATGTTATATTATGAGGAGAAAATCCTTTTTGTTTTGCGTCCATATTTACAATGTTGTCTTTGTGAAAAACCCTTCGGTCTTTTACAGTTAATACTACGTTTATACTTTAATGACCATTTACGATGTCGTTTTAAAGTATTTTTTGTTTTCATTATATAATATTGCTAGTATAAAAAACTAATAATAAAGATAGATTAAGAAAAATAAAATCAATATTAATACAGAAAAAATTATATGTTTTTTTACCTGAATTTTATCCGATAAAACGAATGGTTTTGGTTTATATTCAGCTCGATATTTATCTAAAGCGAATGGTAGAGATATCTCTTGTTTTCCCAATAACGCATTATATTTGTTATGAATAAAATGGATCCATCGAACAAAAGAATCACGGTTGTCTAAATAAGGTGTTACTGGATATTTATCAAGCATTTCACTAAATTTATTACCGATGTCGCCATTTGGTATAAAAAGTGGAAAATTTTGTATTAAATCATAATATTTTCTTTTTGTAGTAGCATTAGGCGTTAATGGATAAGATTCAGCAATTGTATGAAGAAAAAACCAATAATGTGGACCCCAAACGGATGGATCAAAGTGCATAAATATTCAAAAATTTAAATATATAAAGATTACAGGGAATATAATAGTAGGAAGTTATCGAATTAAATGAATGAACATTATTGTAACAATTGTGGCAAACCTGGGCATTTATATCACCAATGTAAAATGCCAATAACCAGTATTGGTATAATAGTGTTTCGTATATATGAAAATCAAATACAATATTTAATGATAAGAAGGCGCGACACTTTAGGATATATAGACTTTATGAGAGGTAAATATTCTATTTATAATAAGAATTACATATTAAATATGATAAAACAAATGACGGATTATGAAAAAAACAATCTATTGACAATGGATTTCGATGAATTATGGAAAAATTTATGGGGAAAAGAGGATATTTCGAATCAATATAAAACAGAAGAATTTATTTCTAGGGATAAATTTAATTCATTAAAAGATGGTCTTTTCAAAGATGAATATTATTCTATAGAATCTATGATAGAAGAATCAAATCAATATTCAAATTGGAAAGAGCCCGAATGGGGATTTCCAAAGGGTCGTCGTAATTATCAAGAAAAAGATTTTGATTGTGCATTAAGAGAGTTTGCTGAAGAAACTGGATTTTGCATTGAACATTTGCATAATATAGAAAATATTTCACCATTTGAGGAGATTTTTACAGGATCAAATTATAAATCGTACAAACATAAGTATTATTTGACTTTTATGAATGTTTCGGATACGTTGAATATGAATGATTACGAACGAACAGAAGTCAGTAAAATGGAATGGAAAACTTATGACGAATGCATAAGTTGCATGAGACTATATAATTTAGAAAAAATAAGATTGATTAAAAATATACATACTACGTTACAATCCTTTCGATTATTTTTAATGATATAAAAATGATAGGTAAAATATTTGTATAAAAATATATACACATATTTTAATATGTCAAAAGAAACAAAAAAGAAATCTCTTAAAGAAGGTAATAAAACAAGAAGTATAAAACCAAAACAACAATCAACACCTTCCTTGTTTATAAGACAACCAATGAGCGACATTACCACAGATACCCCGAATCCTTTAATTGATGCATTGTTAGGAAGAAAAAAAATAAAAATTGCACAACCAACTGGTGATGTTCCACAACCAACTGGCGATGTTCCTCAACCAACTGGTGATGTTCCACAACCAACTGGTGATGTTCCACAACCAACTGGCGATGTTCCACAACAAATAGAACCTAATCAATATATGGTTGAACCACCAAAAGATGCAAGATGTCCAATTGGAGAACGGTGGAATGAAAAAACTAAAAAATGCGAACCAGCCAGGATTGAAATTAATATTGGTGAGTTTAAATTATCTGTTTTGGCGAAATATAAAGATAAATTATATCTTCCAAAAGAAGATGATTTGCCAAGACTTAGAGAACTTATGCCATTAAAAGCAAAAGTTCTTGCAACAGATATGAAAACGAGAGGAATTCGTGAAATAGGATCTATTCATGACAATTTAGTTCTGGCTATACTTGGTTTTGAAAATTCCCAAAAAACAAAAACAAAACTAACAATTCGAGAACCCATTATACAAGAAGATGTTGTAAATTTAGAGGTACCGAACAACGAAGACGAAGAAGAAGAGCAACAAGTGCCGTTTGAAGATAAATTAGCAATAAAACAAATAGAAGAAGAACAACAACAAATAGATAATGAAATCATTGAAGAAGAACCCATAGATGATTTGCCGATACCTTCTACAGATATAGAATTAAATGAGAAAGAGCAAGAATTACAAGATAACGTTGGAGTATTTCCTAGCAATGAAGAATCTAAAGAACATAATCAATTTTTATTTCGCAAAGAAAAATTAGAGTATAAAAACACTTCTAATTTAGAAGACGCCTATGATTTTTTATATCCAGATTTAAACGATCCTAAGTTCAATGAAAAAATAGCGAAAAAAAAGGAATTTCAAGAAACAAAATATGATGGAACTATTTATGGGTTACAGGAAAGAGCAGACGCATTGTGTAGTAGTGAATTTGAGTTAACACCTCATCAACTATTTGTTAAGAACTTTATGTCATTACAAACGCCATACAATTGTTTATTATTATACCACTCATTAGGAACAGGAAAAACTTGCAGTTCTATCGGCATAGCTGAAGAGATGCGTAGTTATATGAAACAAATAGGCTTGCAACAAAAAATAATAGTAGTCGCATCACCGAATGTTCAACAAAATTTTAAATTACAGTTATTCGATGAACGTAAATTAACTAAAGAGGGAAATTTATGGAATTTAAATACATGCATAGGAAATGCGCTATTAACAGAAATAAATCCAACAAATTTACAAGGATTAGAACGCGATAGAATTATATCTCAAATAAATAAATTAATAAGTTCAAATTATGAATTTGTGGGATACGATAAGTTTGCGAATATAATTCGTAGAGAAATGCAAACAGAAAATGGAAATAAAGAATTAGAGAAAAAAAAGATTCGTAGATATTTTAATAATAGGTTAATTATTATCGACGAGGTTCATAACATTCGTATTTCTCAAGACAATAGTGAAAAGAAAAAAACAGCATCATTGTTAATGAAGGTTGTAAAATATGCTGAAAATATTCGTTTAATATTGTTATCAGCAACACCAATGTATAATAGTTATAAAGAAATCATATGGTTAACGAATTTAATGAATGCTGTGGATAAACGCAGTTTGATTCGCGAAGATGATGTTTTTGATAAAGAAGGAAACTTTTTGGAAGAAAGAACAAAAGACGGAGTTACATTAGAAGGTGGGCGTGAAATGTTAATGAGAAAACTAACAGGTTATGTATCTTACGTAAGAGGAGAAAATCCGTATACGTTTCCTTATCGTATATATCCTAATGTTTTTTCACCAGAAAATACGTTTAAAAGTCAAAATGACAATCCTGACATTAAGATTGAAAAACCAGACTATCCAAAAACTCAAATGAATAATAAACAAATAGATGGAAAAATAGAATATATACCAGTATTTTTAAATAAAAATAGCGAATACCAACAAAAATTTTATGATTTTGTAATTAAAAATATGTTTGAAAAATCGTTTAAGAGAACGGATGCGTTTGGTAAAGTAAGAGAAATGCCTACTTTTGAGAACATGGAATCTTTTGGTTATACGTATTTAAAAGAGCCATTGGAGGCTTTAAATATTGTATATCCAAATCCAGAATTCGATGAAAAAATTATGGAAGAATCGTCAATGATTGGTGGCGCTGATACACCGTCAAGTGTTCAAGAATCAAGTGTTCAAGAATCTAGTGTTCAAGAATCAAGCGCTGGAGAATCGACTGTTGAAGAATCAATTGTAAACGAACAAGAGATAAAGGATAATGAAGCATTAATAAAAACTATGATTGGTAAACAGGGACTTTCTAACATTATGACATACAAAATAGTAAATAAACCAAATGAATTATGTTATGATTTTCAATATAAACCAAATGTTCTCGAAAAATATGGAAGAATATTCAGCCAAGAACATATTGGTAAATATAGTAGTAAAATCGCAACAATAACAAAGAGTATTAAACAATCCAATGGAATAATTATAGTTTATTCTCAATATATTGATGGTGGTGTGGTTCCCTTGGCATTAACACTCGAAGAAATGGGATTTAGTAGATACGGTTTTGCAAGTTATACAAAAAATTTATTTGATAAACCATCCACTGAACCCATTGATGCGATAACTATGAAACCGTATAGTGAATTTATAAAAGACGATGGTGTTGTTGGAGGAACAGGAACAGGAACAGGAACGGAAACAGGAACAGGAATAGGAACGGAAACAGGAACGGAAACAGGAACCGTTGCTAGTAATAAATTTAGACCAGCAAAATATGTTATGATAACAGGCGATAAACATTTTTCACCAAACAATCTTGCTGATTTAAAGTATATTACAAATCCTGATAATAAAAATGGTGAATTGGTAAAAGTGGTTTTAATTACTCAAGCAGCTGCAGAGGGTTTAGATTTTAAAAACATTCGTCAAATACACATAATGACTCCTTGGTATAACATGAACAGATCTGAACAAATTATAGGTCGCGGAGTAAGAAATTTAAGTCATTGTCAATTGCCATTTGCTGAAAGAAATGTAGAGGTATATTTACACGCAACTTTACCAAGCGAAGAATCTAAGGTGGAAACTGTAGATCTTTATGTATATAGATTTGCTGAAAAAAAGGCGATAAAAATAGGAACAGTTACTCGATTGTTAAAAGAAATTTCTGTAGATTGTTTATTAAACATTGGTCAAACAAATTTTACAGTAGATAAGCTACTTGCTATGGAAAAGAATAAAAACATAAAATTAAAATTAGCAAGTAGAAAAGAAATTGATTATCAAATTGGAGACCGTCCTTTCACTGAAATATGTGATTATATGGACAATTGTAATTTTACATGTTCTCCAAATGTTCAATTTAATGAAGAACAAATAGATAAAACTACATATAACGAAGAACATTCAAAAATGAATTACGCAGCCATTGTAAAAAGAATACGTCAACTTTATAGAGAACAATCTTTTTACAAACGTGATACACTAATGACATTGATTAATTTAACACGCATCTACCCAATTCCGCACATAGATTATGCACTATCAAAATTTATAGATAATAACAATGAATTATTAAATGATAAATATGGTCGCCCAGGATATTTAATAAATTCAGGTGAATATTATGCATTTCAACCCGTGGAAATTACAGACGAAACGGCCTCTATTTATGAAAGATCAGTTCCTATCGCATTTAAACATGATGAAGTATATTATGAATTGCCGAAGGAAAAAATAGAAATAAAAAACGCAACCATAAAAGAAAAAACCATAGTTCAAAAAGATGAAGCAAAAGTTGATGAAAAAGAAGATAGTGATTTTTCTAATGTTCTCAAAATTATAAAAACTGAACTAGAAAAAATAGACGTAGAAGTTGCAAGAATAGGAAAACAAGAAATGAAAAGTGGCGATATTGATTGGTTTAAACATCTTGGCAGAGTTCTCCCATTGTTAAAAATAATTCATAATATTCCTGAGCAAAATATTCGGCGTTACGCAATGCACCATTTAATTGATACATTAACATTGTCACAAAAAATTATATTGTTAAATAATTTAACAAATGAAGATTGCCCAGAAGATATAAAAGCATATTTTAATGGAAAAATTTTTGAAAATAGAGAACTCAAAGGAATTGTATTATATGAAAATAGTTTATACGGTGTATACGTTTTTAATAATGAAACTAATGAATGGGAAATTGCAACAAATTCTCAAATAAGAGCATTTGATACTGCTATACAGAAAAATTTAGGTTTAAATGGAGCAAAAATAAATGATTTGGTTGGATTTATGAGTCAATTTAAAAATGGAGAAATTGTTTTTAAAACAAAAGATATGACAGAAGCTATTAATAATCGTGGAGCAAAATGTAATAGTGCTGGTAAAAAAGATATTATGATCCGCTTAAATCAAATTATAAAAACAGATCCTTACAGAAAACCTGACGATGAAATGTATGAATACAATAATGTAAATTCTGCTTCTATATTAAAATATGGGATGTGTGTTATATTAGAAATTTTAATGCGGCATTACAATGATACTCCTGTTGTTTCAACAAAACGTTTGTGGTTTTTCGACATAGATCGTGCATTGTCAAATAAACTTGCATTGTTATAAAAAAATTGGACTTTAATTTATATTATTTATAATGACATAAACATAATTTTATCTCATTATATTAGAGATGGCGCAACCAGTAAGGAATATGGAAAAACCAAAAATCTATGGTGTGTATACACAATCTATGCTCACATTAAAGGTTTCTTTATCAATAAAAGAGGTTGGAAAAAATATGAAACAAAATTTAGAAAAAAAGATATCGAAAATGACAGAAGGGAAATGTATTATGCAAGGATTTATTCGACCAGGTAGTGTAAAAATTATATCCTATTCTAGCGGAGTTGTAAACAATGAGAATGTTGAATTTCAAACAGCATTTGAATGTATGATTTGTTATCCCATGGAAGGTATGTTAATTGAATGCCAAACTAAGTCGATTACGAAAGCAGGAATTCATGCGGAAGTTGTAGACACAGATGGCACTGTTCCATTAATTGTATTTGTTTCTAGGGATCATCATTATAAAGAGAAAGAGTTTTCAAACGTTAAAGAGAATATGAAAATTACTATACGAGTAATTGGGGTGCGTTTTGAATTGAATGATCCGTATATATCCGTTATTGGGAAACTTATCGATTCAACTGACAATCAACAAACGGTTCAAAATAAACTGAAGCCTAGAATTAATATATATGATCAATGAAAACGTGTAAAAAACATTATCAAATTATTATTTTTTTAAACAAACTATATAAAATAGTATCATGGTAGTTTATAATAATGGATCTCATTGATTTAGCTATTCTTGAAAAATTAAAAAATAAGATAGAAAGCTTAAATAAATATCACCAACTTGAGATTTTAAAGATTCTATCTAAATCGCTCTGCAAAATTAATGAGAACAAAAGTGGTGTATATGTAAATTTATCTTTTTTGGAAAAGCCCGCTATTGATGATTTGTTCAAATATTTAGAATACATAAAAGAACAAGAAGAGTCATTAAATACAATGGAATATCAAAAAGAAGAATTTAAGAACTCTTATTTTATAGAAAAAGAAGATAAAGATAACAGGCGAGTATTATATAGCTCGATTAACAATGTCGTCGTTCCTTAATCAATTATTTTTTTTAAAACACCCTTATTCTGGTGTTACAAATATATTGTCTTCATTAAGACAATATATGTATATTTTAGAGTCTAAGCCAATGCTAATGAATTTACCAATTCAAACAGAAAAATTAGAAACGATTATTGCTCTGGAACCAAGCACAACAGTCCCTAGTACAAGGCCAATTGATAAATTTATTACGCCTAAATTACAAGACTCATTATTTTGGTGTTTATTTATAGCAGTAAATGGACACGATGAATTTTTACAAGTAAATCGTAATTATGGAGTAAAGGAACTAGAAATTAAAAAAAAAGTGGCAGACTTGATAAAGGAAAAACCAAATTTATTCAAATTTACAAATCAAAAGGTTACGAAGGTATCAATTCAGGAAATATTATCTGAATTATTAACTTCACAAAAAGAAACTAGTATATTATGCTTAATTGCAATGACAATTTACTATAACGTAAATATAATTTTGATAAATAGTACAAAACAATTTATGGTAGAATTTATATCGAATAAAGATGTGGAATTGCCTACATATGTTTTTCAAAAGGATGACAAAAGGTTTGCTGTGAACATTGAGGCAGTAACAAAAGAAACTATATTAGATATGAAAGAAACAATGGTATGTTTAGAAAACTATTTAAAACCATTAAAACCGATGAGTAGTTATAAAGTTGATGATTTAATTAAATTGGCGACAAAAATAGGTATTTATAATACAGACGAAAAACTTAAAAAGCCCGATCTTTATGAAAAACTAAGTGAGGCTATGAAATGGAAATGAGAAAATTGAATATAAAAATAATATATGAACTTATCTATATAAGATAATATATTATGCAAAAAGAATCTGTCGCTTTACAAGAAAAACGTACAGATGTCACATCATTAAAGCGAAAGAAAGAAGAATTTGAAAATATTATAAAAAATTATTTAGAAAGCAATCCATTTATTAAAACGGATCGAAAAACTAGTGAATTAGAACTTCGATTTGGTACGAATAAAAAGTTATCAAAACCGCTATCAAAAATTGATTATGACAATGTTGTAAAACAATTATATGCATGTGGGTTTAAGACAAAGAACGTAGACGGATTTCAAATATTGCGCATAAATAGCGAATATATAAATCCTAGAACTGGGCAAAAATTAATGTCAAATGTTCGTGCCGAGATATTGGGGACGGATTTAATAAAAGAATATTGTCGCACAAACAACCTTCAAAAATTAATCGATATGCCATCTACTACATACAATAAACTAAAATTCACACAGAAGGAAAAGGCGGTTTCTAAAGCTGGAGAACGAATTAATCCATTAGATATGGAAGACTTTAATTTTCGAGTGTCGTATCAAACAGAGATGGATTATAACATCCAGTCTCAACTTGCTCGTAATATTATTGCAAAATGGGGAGATTCGTTAAAATTGTTTCGTTTTATGAACCGCGTTCGATTCTATCATGATGATTTTCCTATTTTCGCGGATTTAAGTATTGTAAAGTCGTCCAAAACTACAAATTATACACCTATTCCTCAATTAACTATTCAAGAGGCTGGTGTTTTTACAAATATGCCCTCGTATGAAATTGAATTAGAAGTTGATAATTCAAAAATGGGCGCTGGATCTAGTTTTAATTCAATGAAAGAGTTAATGAATCAACTTCGAAAATGTATTCGAATTGTATTAAGTGGTTTGCAAGGATCTAAATACCCTATCTCATATACAGAACGACAAATGGTTCTTGAATCATATATGAGATTAGTTCATGGAGAAAAATATGGAAAAGATGAAGAGGGTAAGCCACTTGAAAAACCAAAATATATTGTTTCAAATGATTTTATAGGACCTAGTTCAACTACTTTACAAATGGATAATATTATTGATTCCATTGAAGCGAATAAAAAAGCAAATATTCGTAAAGATTTTACTGTCACTGATAAGGCGGATGGTGATAGAAAATTATTGTTTATAGCAGAAGATGGTAAGATATATATGATAGATACGAATATGCGAGTTACATTTACTGGCGCAAAAACGAGCGAAAAAACTATATTCGATACATTAATTGACGGTGAACATATTAAACGTGATAAAAATGGTGAGGCAATTCAATTGTATGCTGCGTTTGATATTTATTATATTCATAAAAAATCTGTAAGAGAATATGCTTTCATACCAAGAGATGATGATGAACCAAATCCAGAGAAAAAATATAGATTGGTGCTTTTGACGCAAGTAATATCTTTGATTAAACCAATTTCAATATTAGAAATTGTAGAAGAAGTTAAACCAAACACAAATTCTAAATCTGTAGATTTGCGCATCGTTTGTAAAAACTTTTACTATGATAGTCCTGCCGTAACTATATTTGATGGATGCTCACGAATTATATCAAACATGAAAGATGGGGTTTTTGAATATAATACGGATGGTTTGATATTTACACCATCAAATATGGCGGTCGGTGGCACCACAGAAGGAGGTCCACCTGGTCCATTGTCTAAAATTACTTGGGAGAAATCCTTTAAATGGAAGCCCCCAGAGTTTAATACTATTGACTTTTTGGTAAGTAATAAACGAGATAGCACTGGAAAAGAAGAAATACATCATAAATTTGAAGAAGGTAGAAATTTACAAGGTTCTCAAGAAGTAATTCAATATAAAACCATAGAATTGAGGTGTGGATTTGATGAACGCATTCATGGGTTTTTGAATCCATTCCAAGATGTATTAGACGATAATATACCAGAACCTGATGTATTTAATAAATACAATAGAAAAAAAAGTTATAAACCAGTGAGGTTTCAACCTACTGATCCATTTGTACCAGATGCTGGATATGCAAATATCTTATTAAAAGACGATGGGTCTAGATTATACATGACAACTGAAGAAGATGAATTCTTTGATGAAAACATGATTGTTGAATGTAAATATGATGACACAAAAGAGGATGGATGGAAGTGGATTCCTTTGCGAGTGCGTTATGATAAAACAGCAGATTTAAATGCGGGTGGAAATAATTATGGAAATGCATATCATGTTGCGAATAATAATTGGCATTCTATTCATAATCCAATTACTGAAGACATGATAACTACTGGTAAAAATATTCCAGAGTTTATTATTCGTGAAGATGTTTATTATAATAGATCCAAAGAAGAAACCAGCACTAGATCTTTGCGTGATTTTCACAATCTCTTCGTAAAAAAGAAATTGATTATGGGCGCAGCAAACCGTGGCGATACGCTTATTGATTATGCAGTAGGAAAAGCTGGCGATTTATCCAAATGGATGGCTGCTAAATTAAAATTCGTATTTGGCGTTGATATTTCAAAAGATAATATTCATAATCAATTAGATGGCGCTTGTGCGAGATATTTAAAGGAACGAAAACGTACGAGTGAAAACAATATGCCACGTGCATTATTTATTGTTGGAAACAGTAGTCTTAATATACGTAGTGGAAAAGCCTTGGCTACTGAAAAGGATAAAATGGTAATGAACGCTGTTTTTGGAAAGGGACCAAAAGATGCAGAAATGCTTGGAAAAGGAGTTATAAAACAATATGGCGTTGCTACAAATGGTTTTCAAATAAGTTCCTGTCAATTTGCAATTCACTATTTCTTTGAAAACACTACTACATTTCATAGCTTTTTAAGAAATGTTGCGGAATGTACTAAGGTAAATGGATATTTTATAGCAACCTGTTACGACGGCAAAACAGTATTCGATAAATTAAAAAATATCGAATCGGGAGAAAGTGTATCTATATTTAAAAATGAAAGAAAGATATTTGAAATAACAAAAAAATATGACCAAACTGGTTTTCCAGAAGATGAAATGAGTTTGGGTTACTCTATTGATGTTTATCAAGAAAGTATTAATCAAATTTTAAGAGAATATCTAGTAAATTTTAAATACTTTGTTCGAATTATGGAAGATTATGGTTTTGTTTTAGTTACTAAAGATGAGGCAAAACAAATGAGTTTACCTGGTGGGTCAGTGCTGTTCGATGAATTATTTAATTTTATGGAAACGGAAATAAAAATGAACCCTAAAAAGGAAGCAGATTATGGAAAAGCATTGTCTATGTCTATAGAAGAAAAGAATATTTCGTTTATGAATCGATACTATGTATTTAAGAAATTGCGAAACGTTGATGTGACTAAAATGGAGGAAGTTATTTTAAAAAAGACAGCTATTGTAGAAGAACAAGAAGAGGAAGTTATGGAAGAAATGAAAAAAAAAGTAGAAGCGGAAGTAGTAGAAGAAGCACCAAAACCACTGGTGCGTAAATTAAAAAAAGAGAAGCTGGTGTTAAAGAAATTTGAAACGCCAATTGAAGTTTCACGGCCAGAAGTTTCACGGCCAGAACAAACGGCGCCTCCAGTAGAAGAAGTAAACCCAGCTCCGCCAAAGTTGAAAATTAGAATTCAACCAAAACCATAATACAATAAAATGATATAAATGTATTTTTGTTTTTTTATTTATCAATGAGTTATTATTTACTACCAAACACAAGCATTTTAACATATAAATACATAGATTGCATAGAAACAAATAACGAATTAATACCAGCAATATCAAATTCTTTGGCCGAGTATTTATATGAAATAAAGGAAAGAATAAGTAAAAATGAAAGAGAATGGAGTGTTTTAAAAAAATATACTAACCCATATGAATATATTCATACCACAGTTCCAATGAAAAAAAAAGCAGTTTCGCAATATAAACCATTATCACGTTCTTATTTTAAAATGATAGAAATTATAAATATTTTTGGATTAAATTTCGATTCAAAACCCATAAAGACATTTCATCTTGCCGAAGGTCCTGGTGGATTTATAGAGGCTATTTCTAATATTCGAGATTGTACTTATGATAAATATACTGGAATTACAATTTTAGAAGATAATACTGACCCTAATATTCCAGCATGGAAAAAAACAGAATATTTTTTAAGGAAACATCCCAATGTATTCATTGAATCTGGTCAGGATAACACTGGTAATATTTTATCAATGGAAAATTTTTTATATTGCAAAAAAAAATATGAATCTTCTATGGAATTAGTTACTGGCGATGGAGGTTTTGATTTCTCTATTGATTTTAATAAACAAGAAGTAAACATTACAAAATTATTATTCGCACAAATAGCATATGCACTAGTTTTACAAAAAAAAGGTGGTTGTTTTGTTTTAAAAGTATTTGATTGTTTTATGCAACACACTATAGATTTGCTTTATATATTATCATCATTCTATAGCAAAGTTTATATTAATAAACCAAACACAAGTAGGTACGCTAACTCTGAAAAATATATTATTTGTAAAGGATTTCATTATAACACATGCGATCATTTTTTCCCATTTCTAAAGAATGCTTTTGATAAAATGCTATCGACGGATTCAAATATTTTTAGATTTTTAAATATGCCTATTTCTTATTTCTTTCTAACTAAATTAGAAGAATACAATGCTATATTTGGACAACAACAAATAGAAAATATACACTATACTATATCATTTATAGATAACAACTATAAACAGGATAAAATAGATAATTTAATTAAAAATAATGTAGAGAAATCAATTATGTGGTGTATAAAAAACAATATTCCGCACAATTCAATCGGCGATTCCTCTTATTTATTTTCTAATTTTCATTCCCATGAACCTCATTCTAGTTAATAAATATTTTAATTATAAAATATTTACTTTTGCTTAGTGTTTCTAACAAAATCACTTTATATTTCATTCGTTATTTTCCTCAACGAACATGTTTTCATAACATTCGAATACTTTGGAAATGTTGGTGTGTTTTTAGTAGGATATCCTATCTTATCCTTTATTGTATATCCTGCTTCACTAACTCCATATGCCAATGCGTTGGCAACTGATGATCCGTAAGCGCGTCTATAAAGAGAACTTGAATTTGATATAGAATCATATTTCTTTCTTAAAATCAAAGAACTTGAAGAAACGCCGCCTTGTTGGCCAAACTGAGGATTGTTTGGTTTGTAATACAATTTTACATACAAAGGTTGAATGCCTGGTGCAAAAGAAGAAACAAACGTTTGATTTGTTGTCGATACAGCTGTTGGATAACTTGCTAATGAAAAGCCAATCGCATTGCCGAATGTTGTATTGTTTATTACAAATTGTGGAGTTTTTGGCGTTGAATTGAAAAAATCTGTCCAATTTTGACCAGTGGGCGCCGTAATAAATGAAGAATTAAAAGTAGTCGTATCTGCTTCCATAATTTGTAATTCTACTTTTGACGCATCGTTATTAAAACCTATATTCATTAAAAATCCTACATTTTGAATACCAACGTAATTATCTAATCTTTGCAATTGTGTTCCTACAAAAACTGTATTGTTTGTTGGCGTTAATATAAAATAATGATAATTCGTTACCATGGTTTGTTTAAATATTGCATTTATGTCTTCTACTGAATAATATCCCCCAGGATAAGAAACCTCATACGAATTTCCATCAATCCATTTATATGAAAAACTAGTAGCCGCCATTTGATATTTTTGACAATGATTTATTCCATTTGCACTATATACATTTCCATAAGATAATGCAGTTCCTGGTTTAGCAGTAGAATCCCCCTGTCTAATATAATTATATTGGTTTTGTTGAAATGTTCTATTTCTTGATACTAAATATTGATTCGTAGAAGTATAATATGAATCATTGTTTTTTGAAACATCAAATTGTCGTTTTATTCTCCCACTACTTCTAACTCTTTTTAAAGCATTTACTTCTGGTGATAATATTGCTGCAGATTGTGTGGTGCAAGTTGTGCTTATGTTTGTGTAATCACTTGTATTATTTGGTAATAAATTATCTAATGTACTAATTTCGCCAAAATTTTGTAATGTTACACTAGTGTTATTTATAGATCCGTTTGGGCGATTTAATTCATCTATAGTAACAGAACTTCTCGAATCGCAGTATTTTAAATTGGTTACAATTTCACGTCTATATATTTTTAATGGAAGCGCTTTAAATAATGATTTTTTATCTAAGGTAGCATTTATTTGTCTATTATTCTGTATGGACGATGATATTTGAGTGAAAGTTTTTCCTTTCCATTGAATTAAAGGAATTTCGTTCAAATTTAATCTTGCTGACATTTAATATATATAAAGAATATTATATTTGTGTAGAAACCATTCTACTAAATATAATAAATACATGAAACGAAATAAAATAATATATTGTATTGTAAATAGGAGTATGATTATTTCAATAGATTCACCAAAAAAAATATCAATATGCAATATATTTATTCTAGATGCGAAACGTAATATGATTATGGATGGTTATTTTTCAAAATTGATATATTCTAATGAATTGTTTACTATGACTGGATTATATATTTTATGTCCTATTGACATTTCCACAGTAGAAAACAATGGTTCAAAAAAACAAATAAAATTTAACCCTTATACGCAATCAAATATGCAAATCATTCAAGATTTTTCAAAATTAGAAACGCGTATATTAGAATATTATAAACAAACTAAACAAAATAACAGAAAAATTGTTAATACACTAACAAGGCAATTATATTCTGGATATATGAAAATTTATAAAGATTACAACCAGAATGTTCAAAAAACAAATGAACCTACTAATTTGTTTTTATTAAAAATATCTGGTATATGGGAAACATGTGATAGTGTAGGATTAACTTATAAAGTATACGAAGTAAACGAAAATTATATTAGTTCATAAAAAATATAAAGTAACCATTGTATATTTTTTATAATGCCCATCCCTAAAATATTGCACCAAATATGGATAGGTCCATTGGAACCTCCTACTGAAATGATGAAAACGTGGAAAGAAAAGCATCCTGATTTTGAATATATACTTTGGAACGAACAAGAGTTTAAAAACCGTGGTGTTGAATTTAAATTGCAACATAAGATAGATATGATGTTAGAAATAAACGGCAAAGCTGATATTATGCGTTGGGAAATTTTATATAAATACGGTGGTTATTTTGTAGATGCTGATTCTATATGCATTGCGCCATTTGATAATTATTTTTCTAATAAAACTGCGTTTGCTACGTACGAAAATGAAATTATTCGCAGTGAATTAATTGCTACGGGAACTATGGGATTTGTTCCTAACCACGTTCTCTGTAAAGATATTATTGATTGGATAAACACACCAGAATATGATGTTATGAATGAAAAAATACGAGCCTGGGGTTCCGTGGGGCCTGGATTACTTACTCGTTTCTTAAAGACAGGTAGATATAAAGATTTTGCTGTTTATCCCAGTCATTGTTTTTTACCCATTCATTTTACAGGATTATCTTATGGTGGTCATAAAAAAGTGTATGCCTTTCAAGCTTGGGGAACTGCAAATACAAATTATGATAAAATGAACGAGATGTCGTTGCCACCATTATTGCGAGAACCTAACTTTTATGTTTCTATTTTAATACCTGTTTTTAATACTTCACGTATATATCTTAAAGAATGTTTAGAATCCATTAAATGTCAAAAAGGATATTTTGGCATTGAACTGGTTTGTATTAACGATGGTTGTGATAATAACCACAGCACTGAATTAGAAGTAGAATTAGATGATTTTATGAAAAAGACTAGATTTTGTCGACTAGTTTATCATAAATTCGAGAACAATCTTGGAATTAGTTGTGCGTTAAAAAAGGGCGTTGAATTATGTACCAATGAACTTATTTTTAGAATGGACGCAGATGATATTATGTTGCCCGATAGAATATCTAAACAAATTGAATTTATTAAACACAACCCCGATTGTGCTATGGTGGGAACAAATGTTAATTTTTTCAAGAACGAAAACATGAATAATTTAAAGGAAAAGACCTTTTTGAATACCACCAATCATCCTTTGAAATTAACTTGGGATGAGTTTTTGAGAACCAAACCTTCTTGGTTTATGAACCATCCTAGTTTATGTTTCCGTAAAAGTGCTGTTTTGGGCGTTGGAAATTATAATGAACACGCCTTTGGATGCTTAGAAGACTACGAACTAGAATTAAAAATTATGAAGAAACATGGGTTTATTTATAATATTCGAGAACCTTTGGTTTTTTATAGATTACATGATAAACAATTAACACATGAAATGAAAGACAATAATGATTTGCGAGAAAAAATTATAAATGAAGTTAACGTTTAGATTTACGAGATTTTCGTTTTTTGGATCTAGATTTACGAGATTTTCGTTTTTTGGCTCTTGTTTTTTTACCACCTATATTTATATTCAAGCTCTCTTTAATATCTACCCTACTCCTTGGCAATTCCTCTGGCTTCACACTCCCTTCTAAGGGCGCGGGAAATACTCCATTCCTTTTATTTTTTTCTTCAATTTCTTTTGGGCTAAGATATTCATCGCGCCTAAGTTTTACTTCATTATAAGCATAAATCCTATAAATATCTTTTACTGTTAATCTATTTCTTAATGGACTAGTTGGCCACGTTCCTGTTTGTTTTTGCATGTCAAGATACCGAGATAATGCTTCAATGTTATAACATTTTCCTTTTTTTACACCATTCTCTTCATATTGATCTGCTTCCAAACGAATTGCCTTTCCTGGTGGTATTGTGTCCATTGTTATATCATCTCTTTTTGCACCTGCAGTCAACTCGTATGCACGATTCGCCAATTCACTTGTATAACCTTCACAATCTTCATCGCTAATAAATGGTTCAAGATCATCAAAAACTTCAAGTGGATTAATAAGCGTACCGTTTTCCCAAACACCGCCTTTGTAGAAACTACCAAACGGATAAAACATTATACATTGTCCATGTGGTTGACCATAACGAAAATTACCGACATAAAAAAATCCTCTATTACTAGGGTCATTGGGTGCCTCATAAGATTTAATGCCATATCCTGTCATATATCCATTCTTAAATTCACCTTCGTAAATAAACGTTTCATCAATGCTGCCACCCATACTTACTAATTTTCCCTTGCCGTGTGGCTGACCCAAATCGTTGCGCTCGCCTTCGTACACGTCCCCATCGGCATACCTGTAACTGCCCTGGCCGTGAGTCAGGCCATTCTCAAACTGCCCCTCGTACACGTTCCCATCGGCAAACCTCATAGTACCCTGGCCGTGACTCCGGTCATTCTCAAACTGCCCCTCGTACACGTTCCCATCGGCAAACCTCATAGTACCGTGGCCGTGCCTCAGGTCATTCTCCCACTGCCCCTCGTACACCATCCCATTGGCAAACCTGTAAGTGCCCTGACCGTGCCTCTGGCCTAACGCGTTGTGCTCACCTTCATACGACATTTAATATATCTATAATATATAATAATATTTTTTAATAACACAATAACTAACTCATGTTTTCTAAACTACGTATGCATTTAACATATCGATGCATCATACTTACAGGTTTTGGATTATTTTGCTCTGCAATCATTTGTCGAACCGCACATTCATCTACAATAAATAATTTATATATTGTTTTACACCTTTTCTCATTCAAAGCGCCCACTAGCTGGGCGTAAATGAGTGAAAGGTAACGTTGCATTTGCGCATTTTCAATGCGAAAGGGTGTAAAATAAGACGCCGATTTACTAAAGAATTTTTCGTTTTCGTTTATAAATTCGCGTATTGTTTTTGTTTTATCGTTTGGAACAGACAATATTTCTTTATATTCACTATCTGCCACAAATATATCATGGATAATCTGTGATTGAATATCTTCCATAATTTCATCCATGGGTTTTTTACTTGCCCTTCTATAATATTGCCACTTTGTAAACATACGCGTTTTCGCAATTTCATATATATCTCCCAGTGTGCTATTCTCATTTAGTGTGATCAATGCCTTACTTTTTTTATATTTGTACACATAAAACATAATATCATTTGGCTTTTGAATTTCAAATTCCATTTCTTTTTGATAATTTTAATTAAAATTATCAAATCTAAGCCAATTTTTTATATTTACAAACGCATGCCCATGACAGATCTTCTTCTGGAAGCTTTAAATAATGGTTGTGGTGCGTAGGGGGTATTTCCGTTTCTTATATCGTAAATTTTATTTTCAACCGACACAGGTTGATTGCCAGTATTAAATTCAGTTATATTTATGAACCCAGTGGCTTCGTCTAAGGTTTTATTAATAGTTTGAATGGTTGCAAAACCTTCGCTAGTATTCCCAACATATTTGTCAAATTCGTTTTTGTTTATTATTCTAGACATGCCTTCGTTCAAATGAATGAAATTGTTATCTAAAATGTTATAGAATTGCGTTCTATCAATAGCTAATCCACTGTTTAATACACGCAATTGTAACAAATTATCCTCATAACCCCATGCCCAGAAATTGGGAAATCCGCCTACTTTTTCGAAATCTTCGCCTTTTATAGAAACTATTCCGCCCAAAGTAAACTTATACCCATAAAAATGCTTTACTACTCCTACCGTAGTGTCGTATTGAATTAATTCTTTTGTTTTTGGCATAATATCTACATCATTAAAAACAAAGGTTATGTTTTTGTAATCGTTGGGGTATTTTTCTTTTACTGTTAAGAAGCCAATATTTTTCATTGCTCCGCGATTAAATTCACGCGAATCACATTGATGGGCATAATACATTTCATAATCACTTTTCTTATGATCTTCCAATATGGTCTTCATATGATTTGAAAAAAACTCTTGGTGTTGTTTTCTATCTCTATACGGTATGACAAATACTATTTTGGGAATAGTTTTGACCACTTCTTCGTGAATAATAGATTCAATAACAAATTCTTGTACTGATTGTGTTTCCATAATAAGTTCTTCCGCGGCATGTTCTTCTATTGTTTGCGTTTCCATAACAAGGTGTTCCGCAACGTGTTGATCTATTATTTGTTCCTCTAGAACAAGTGGTTCGACTACATTGTCTTGTACAACAAGAGGTTCGGCTACATGGTCTTGTACAACAGGTTCCTCTACAACAAGTGGTTCGACTACATTGTCTTGTGCAACAGGTTCCTCTACAACAAGTGGTTCTACTACATGGTCTTCTACAACATGTTCATCTGCAACAAGTGGTTCGACTACATGGTCTTGTACAACATGTTCATCTGCAACAAGTGGTTCGACTACATGGTCTTGTACAACATGTTCCTCTACATGATGTTGTAAAGTTTGTGTTTCCATAAAAGAATCATCTGTATGATCTTCCATTGTTGGTTGCACAACTAGTAAAGAAACGGGTTCTTCGATAATTTCGGTTTCGATATTATCGCTGTCCATAAAAAATATATATTCTAATCATATAAATTTATCCTAAATCAAGCATATTTATCAATAATGGCTTTTGGTAATAATACGTCGCGGATAGCATCTAATTTTTTAAAACACTTATTTATTGTTACTTCACTAACGCCACTAATTATTTTAATATCCTGTTTTGTTACATTCTGTTGACAACTTTGTGCTACAAAATATACAATACCAGCTGCAATTGCATGTGGAATATTATCGGTAATTATATTATTTTTTTCAACCTTGCTTGTTACGAATTTAGAAAGCATAGTCAATTCTTTATTATAATTTAATCTACTACAATAACGATCAATAAATGAACTGGGTAATGTTGTACAAAGATCGGTTTGTTTTGATGAATCTACATTACGTTCAATGTTATATAAAATGTTTACCGCCATAGAACATCCATTGGTTGCACTAGTTTTATCTAATTTAAATATTTCAGCTATTTCATAAGCAGTTCTTGGACAACCATTTTGCCTACATGAAATGTAAATAGATGCCGCTTTAATACCATCGCGATTCATTCCACGAAACATTTTTTGTTCCGATATATCTTTATGAATAACCATTGCGTCATCAATAAATATCTTTGGAATGCCTGAATTTTGTGCCATTACTGTAATAAATTGGAATTCATCGTAAAGTGCCTTTTCTTTATGTGGCATGGATTGCCATTCTGTCCATTTTCTTATTTTTTTCATTTCGTAGGACGATTTCGTATTCGATAACACTTTACATCCAAATGAAGATTCAACCAATAATGGATTAATAGGATTTCCACATCGAGTTGGATCATTTGCGTTTTTATCATCGGCTCCATAAAATCTCCATTCTGGCGAATAATCCAATGTGTCTTTATACATGACGCAACATTCTTTATTGGTACATGTTGGAAACCCTTCTTCCATAATCATTAGCGACGATTTGCATAGATTACACACATCCAATTCAGTTTCTGTTTTAAATACTTTTTCATCTTGAGATATTCCAAAAGACTCTTGTTTATCTACATCAAACACACTCCATAACCTAGATTTTTCATTTAAAGACAATTCATTCTTCTTCTTCTTTGTTTTTGTATTTGATGTCATTTTGGGAGTCACTTTTACTTCCATAGCTTGGATTACATTTGTTGCAGAAGATAATTCCGTAGGTTTAACACGAATCACTAAACGTGAAGTATTCATTCATATAATACAAAATTATTCTATGAATAAAGGTCAATTTTTTCATTGTTTTTTTCTCCCTGTTTTTCTACTACTTATTTTTACTATTTTATTTAGTGTTTTTCTGTTTCCATATCTTTCTTTTGTAATTTCTTTAATAAATTCGTTATGAACAGTTGGATCTATTGATCCTTGAATGGTTGATTTTGATTTTGAAATTTGTGAAGTTTGATAACCACCTATTTGTATAGGGTATTCGTTTCTAGAAAAAGACGTTAATCCAACGGGCAATACCAAATTTTCAAACCGCTTATAATTTACAAAATTCGTATTTAAAACATCTCCGCCTCCTAAAATCTTATTTGTTTCGTTGTATTCATCTATTAATTTTGATACTGGATATCCACCAACAGTTATATCTTTATTAAACACATATTCTTCTGTTATTGATTTATTAATAGTAAACATGATTATATATTTATACGGCATTATTTATAGATAAAGATTCCGTTTTTACATAGGATCGTTTTAATTCATGAGCCATTACAATTTCACGATTTTCCTTTATGTATTTTATAATTAATTCCACTTTACTTTTGTCTGCGATTAATTCTCCTAAACATTTTTCTAAATAGCTAAATGTTAGACCTGATTGCTCTTTTTTTTCACATATCCTAAGTTCTCCATCGCTTATTTTTATTTTGTTTTCCAAAAGTTGATTTTCTTTCATAAATTTATGTATTTCATCATATGTTTGTGCTTTTTTTGAGCGCAATTCTTTTGTCTTTTCGTTTAAATTTTTTAATTGATTGTCTAAGGTAACCCATTTTTGCACATTGACTACAAATTTTTCTTTTATTGACATAATATTATTATCATTATTCATTATAATAATATTATAAGAGAGCTTTTTATTCATATTTCTATTCTGTTTATTCTTTTTCTAAATTACCACTTCAATTTAGAAATAGACTTTATTGCGGCCTCAGTTTCCATATCGGTTTCGCCACCTGTCATTTTAGAAACAGACTCTGAATCCACATCGGCATCGCTTTTTCTTCCACCTGTCATTTTAGAAACAGACTCTGAATCCACATCGGCATCGCTTTTTCTTCCACCTGTCATTTTATTTGGATTAGCCATAGACTCAACTTCAACATGCTTTCCGCCTCTCATTCTGCGCGTTCCTTTTCCACGGCCTTTCTTAGCAGTTCCCTTCTTTTTTCCAGTTTTTTTACTAGAAGCTGGTGACGCAGAACCGTCCTTTTTCCATTCACTTTTTCTCTCGCTAGCAATTTTCATAGCTTCTTTCAAAGACTTTACGCCAGTTTCCTTTTTTATTTTGGATACGAATTGGAACCACTTCATCGCAATAATATATAATTCAATGATATATTATTTGTATTTTCCTAAATATTTAACGCCTGCGATTCGAACGTCTTCGTCTAAAAGACCCACGTCTCTTTTTGGAAGAACCATTTCTACGTCTTTTAAATGTTTGATTTGCTAACAAGAGTACCGCAGGAACTGCTAAATCAACTCCACTGCTTCCTCCGCGAACAGGCGCTGAACTAAATTCTTCTGGGGAAAGAGGAGCTCCGCCCATTTGTACAGGGGATGGAGAAAGATGAGCTCCGCCCATTTGAACAGGACCATGGGAAAGAGGAGCCCCTCCCATTTGCACAGGACTATGGGAAAGAGGAGCTCCGCCCATTTGTGTCGATATAGCGCCATTGGGTCCAGCTTTTTGTTCACCCATGCCTCCATATACAGAAATAGCATGGTCGGTAGCTCCTGCGCCTCCCCACATCATACCACAACTCTTTGATTTCCTAGATGATCTTCTACGGTGTCTTTTGCCTGCCATTGTATATAAAATATATATATTTTAATTATTTTCCATATTGCTAAAATGTTTATTCCTTCTTAATAATGATAATAATAGTATTAAAATTGCTAAAATTATAAATATTAAAAATACATTGTAAAAACATATCATCCATAAATAAATATAAATTTCATTATAAATCATTGTTCCTAATGGTTTGATTACGTCTTTAATATCCTTACGAATATCTTCACTATTAAAAAATTCCAGACATCTTTCTTTAATATTCTTCATGTCTTACTCTAATCACACAGTTTTTTTTTACGAATATTGCGTATTATATAGATAACATTTTTGTAATAAAATAGTAAAGACATAATGGATGGTATATTTGAAACAAACGACTCTTTTGATTTTAGCAAATTATTATTAACGAAACCCACTATGATTTCTGGAGGGAATTATTTTATAAGGTGTTTAGTAGATAATTCACCATTATACATCCAACCGCCTAAATGTAAAACTAAGCAGGGGATATTAAAAGCAGGAAAACGCTTTTATACAGACCTTATGTTTACAAACGAAAACGAAGATTTTATAAGATGGATGGAAAATTTAGAAAATCATTGCCAACAATATATTTATAAAAATCGTGAAAAATGGTTTGATGGAGATATGGAATTGCATGACGTAGAAAACTATTTTACATCACCCTTAAAATTGTATAAATCAGGTAAATTTTATATAGCTCGCGCAAATTTAGCAGTTTTATTAAACAAACCTACTTTAAAATTTTATGATGAAAATGAGAACGAAATTGATATGGATAAAATAACAGATAAAACTAGCGTAATTACTATTTTAGAAATTCAAGGTATAAAATGCTCAGCGCGCAGTTTTCAAATTGAATTAGAAGTAAAACAAATGATGGTTTTAAAGCAAAATAATCTTTTTGAAAAATGCATTATTGCGCCCTCCAAAAAAAATAAACCTATCGAAGAACATGAATCTACACTCGAAGAAACAACGCCAAATTTTGATTTTACAATACCTACTGAAATTGATGTTGCCAATACAGTTGATGTTGCCAATACAGTTGATGTTGCTAATACAGTTGATGTTGCTAATACAGTTGATGTTTCTAATACAGTTGATGTTGCTAATACAGTTGATGTTGCTAATACAGTTGATGTTGCTAATACAGCTGATGTTGCTAATACACTTGATGTTGTCAATACACTTGATGTTGCTAATACACTTGATGTTACTGACACAGTCGAATCAAATATTGTTTTAGAAGTTGATTCACAAAATCATGTTAATTCTACAAATGCCCTTGAGGAAGTTATATTTAATTTAGAAGAATTAAAAGAAACAGAATCTCTACAATTAAAAAAACGCAACGATGTATATTATGAGATGTATAGAGAAGCTAGAAGAAAAGCAAAAATCGCGAAGGATTTAGCACTATCATCTTATTTAGAAGCAAAACGTATTAAAAATATGTACATGCTTGATGAAATTGAAGAAAGTGACGATAGTGATTTAGAAATTGAAGATAATGACTCTTTAGAAAATTAGGACCAAGCTAATACTATTTTAGCAAATTAAAAACAAATAATGTAAATAATTTTATCCGCCGTTTATATAAACAGAATGTTTGGAAGCATCATGAGTGGAATGAAAAAGTTTTTTACCAAAGAACGTGTATTTGTTTTAGTATTATTTCTCGTACTCATATGGGCTCTTTATACTTATTCTGGAACAAAAACAATGGTCTTTGATGGTCTTCAAGATGGCAGTCCTAAACCTGGATCCACTGCCGTGCCACCCACAGCTCCAATGGGTCCTCAACCCCAAAACAGTGGTTCTTCTTACGCCAGTCAATCTGTAGCTAATCCTGCGGATTTACTTCCTAAGGATGAAAATAGCCAATGGTCTGCTTTAAATCCCACCTCTATGAACAAAGGTGATGTATTAATGCCCGATTTACTTCAAGCTGGATACCATATTGGTTTAGATACAATTGGCCAAACCTTGCGCAACCCCAATCTCCAATTGCGCTCTGACCCCATTATTTCAAAGAACGACATTGGTCCTTGGAATCAAAGTACAATTGAACCCGATTTTGGACGCGTACCTTTAGAACTTGGTGCCAAATAAATATCATTATTTATAATTTTTTATTATTGTTTATAATAAATAATTTACATGTCAAAGGCTATAGTTTTTCTAAAATATTTAATAGAACAAAAATAAATGGTAAAAATGAACTCATTGTTAAATATTGTATTGTCTTATTATATAAAATGAATTGGATCTGTACAGTTTACATTGCCGTTTTATTCTTTGTTCTTACCCCTGGAATTCTTGTAACACTCCCACCTAAATCTAGCAAACTTATTGTTGCTGGATTCCACGCCATCGTATTCGCATTAGTTTGGCATTTCACCCATAAGATGGTTTGGAAATTGTCTTCTGGTCGCGAAGGATTTGAAGAAGAAGAAGAAGAAGTAGAAGAAGAGGGATATACTGAAAAAAAAAAGGAAATAATTCTTTAGCAATAATTTGATATAACAATGCAATTTTTGCGATATCAAATATAATTATTTTATTTAGGTAATATATAATGAATTGGATCATTACAATTTACATTGCGTTATTATTCTTTGTTCTCACTCCTGGTGTTCTTTTAAGACTTCCTGCTAAATCAGGAAAATTTGTAGTTGCTGCAACACACGCCGTGGTTTTCGCATTGGTGTGGCACTTCACCTACAAGATTGTTTGGCGCATGACTAGTGGACGCGAAGGATTCACCGAAGGATTAACTAAAAAAGCTTTAAAAAATAAGTCCGACGCAGAATTAGCAGCAACCCCAGAACGTTGTGGGGCTGGTGAATTATCGTGTGGCTCAGGATGTTACAGTAAAGATGACACAAAATATGTTTGTAAAAAACCAGACGGAAAGGCACCAACTCAGCAGTCCGATGGATTCTGGACAAAAGCATAAACCATTTATACTTTACTATTTAGTAAACTATAAATTCTACCAATAATATAGAAAACATCAATGAGTAATTATGAAACATTTGGTAACTATGTTATTATTTTTATGATCGGCATTTGTGCCTATTTTTATTTCGATAATCAAGGCGCCTTTCAATTAAAATGCATTGTTTCTGGTGTAGACGGCAATAAATATTGTGTCCGTGAAAGAAAGAAACTTAAAGCCGCTGCAGACCTTTTAGCAAATATGACTGAAAAATGCAAAATGCTTGTGGAATACGCAGGACAAAAATATCCTGATCAACCCAATGTAAAACGTCTCGTCGCAGGTTTTAATCCTAAAAAAGTAATGGAAACTTTGCCCACTAGTGCATATACAGCTTATAGTGAAAACAAGGGCGAAAAATTAGCCTTTTGTTTAAACCGCGAAAAGGAAAACAATGATGATTTAATAGATGAAAGTACACTTATGTTTGTTGCCATTCATGAATTATCTCATATTGCTACAGAATCAATAGGACATAAAAGCGAATTTTGGGAGAACTTTAAATTTTTATTAGAATGTGCCAAAGAATCTGGCATACATAATCCAGTAGATTATAAAAAAGAACCTCGCGAATATTGTGGCATGAAAATACACGATAGCCCATATTATGATGTTTGATCATTTGTATCTGGGTATTTTACACATTTAAAATGCGCAAAAGCAACGTTACATTTAACTTATTTACACTCATTTTATGGGCGTAAATGAGAAAAGGTGTATAACACTTTCTAATAAATCAACTTCGGTTTGTAATTCATCGTGCAAAGCACTAACATTAGAATTAGACCTGTGTCTTTCAGCTTGATACATTTTATCGTGTTTTTCTAATATTCTTGATAATGTTTTATTTCGCGAAAATCGCAACCCCATTAGATAATATAAAAACAAAAAGTTTTATATTATTTTTCTATATCATTTTTCTTCCATAACTAAGCCATAATGCAATAGAAATTAAACTGCCTACTATGAAACCATTTCCAGCACTAGAAAGTGATTTTTCCACTAAATAATAAAACGCAAGGGGAAACAATACATAAGATAACATAATGTAAAACGCCATAATTCCAATAAACTTTTGTAGTTTAGAGTCCATTTTATATATAATATAGCAATATTATAATTGTAGAATTGATTTCATATTCCCAACTGTAAAATTTCGAAATATAACGTTTGTTTTTTTATCTTGCATAGTTTTTGTGATAATTCTATTAAGATAATTACTCGATGTCGTTAAAACGGGTTGTTGTTGAAACCCCTTTCTTTTCATGTAATCACATATATTTTTAAAAAACAAATAAATAGGTATATCTTTTTTGTTTGAATACAAACATTTTAAAAAACTAACTGTGAATGCACCAACATAGTCCAAGATTTCTTTATCATACTCATCCAGACACTTTTGAGATTCTTTGCAACCACTAAAAATATAAATATTTGGATTTATCACATTTACTGACGATTTCGAAACAGATATGTTTCCTGTAGAATTTACTTCAAACCTCCATGGCATATCACATATATTTCCACTATGGCAACAATCAAATAATAAAATTGCTGGACATTTAATATTTTTTATGATTGCAAACAATTCATCTTCTAAAATAGGTCCGTGTATATAATAATCCACAGGTATAATTACACTTTCAATACTATTATTTACATCAATTTGAGAACCATGCCCACTATAATGTATCCAAATTTCATCAAACAATCCACTTTGATTTACTATAGATGTTAAATTATTAATTATATTTTGTTTCGTAGGCAATCCATACTCAATTTGTAAATCGTCGCGCAAAATAACTATTTCATTTTTTAAATATTTATATTTGTTTAGTAACATATTCTCCATATTTAAAACATCATCTATGCATCCACGCAAAGATAGATTTGGAACAGCGATATAATTACAACCAATTAACAACGCTTTTTTTGGCATATATATTGATTACGATTATATGTTTTACGATTATTATGTTGAATCTGTAATATAAATCTATCCAATATTGTATATAAGAAATATAAACAATGGATGCAATACCTACAAATAAAATATATAAAATATGTGTTATGGATTCTAATGGTAAAATAAATAAAATTATTTTATTTCAAGGCAGTGATCAAGCCACTATTGAAAAAAGTGAGATGTTTAGCGAATTAGAATTGGCCACTATAGAAGCCACACAGCCCGACATTACGCATTCCAAACAAATGATCCATAAAGATGATTCCGTACGAACAATAAAGATGAAAATTATATTAGAACTAGGAATGAATTCTGTAGCCTACGATGAACTTTATATGTTCTCAAAAATACGCGATAAAATGCATCTATTAAAGGCATATTTGGAAATAACACAACAAGAAAAAATGGATATTAATAAACAAATGGTAGGGCAATTTTTAAATAATTTACAAATATTAGATCTAGAAAAAATTAACACTTTGGCTGAACATAGTGATGATAAACCATATAGTTATAATGATTTTAAAAGAATATTTCCTAACGAAATACAAGAATTATATATTCCTATTGGCATGAGGTTCTCAAAAACTCGCGATTTGTTGTTCTCCGCAAATCCATTTCATGTGTTACCGTCGCAAAAATATTCTTTTTTACCAAATAGTGATAACCAACTCATCAATTTTGACAACAGTTTATTATTAAATTATGGCGACTTGATTAATGAAACCATTTATGTATGTCTAACACAAAATGTTCTCGATTATTCTATCGAAAATAACTTAGAACCATCAAACATGATCATGTTATATTATCCATTATTGCGCGAAAAGAATATTGAAGACGAAGATGAATTAAGAGAAAATAAACAAAGATTAATAGCAGATTCAAAAACTTTGTTTACAAAAAGCGCGTTTGAAAAAATAAATGGGGTAATCGACTCTTTTTATAAAATTCATTATGAAACGTCCAAAGAACAAATTCAATATGGAGAACTGGGGGTTCTCGATTTTAATATTGTTTTGCATCCAGAATTACCCACATTTTTACCACTTGATATTATATTTAAACAAATCCATGCCAGTCGAATGATTCCTTATATTAAATATAATCCAGGTATTCGTAGAGAACCTTTATATAGATTATATTCTTTAAAACGGACAAAAACTGGTAAGAAAATTCCTACTTTATCTAAAAATCAAATTCAAACGCTATCTAAAAAAACTGGAAAAACGAGACAAATATCAATTTTAATACAATATGTTCTCGAACATACCATTTTAGATCTGTTTTTGGATTTGCATTCCAATGGAAATATAGGGTTAAAGGCAGAATTAAAACGACCTATACCAGAAGATGATTTACAATTATTATTTGAAGACGTTGTAAATCCCATGATTCAATCTATCAATAAATTTTTAGAACCCTCTGGTTATAAAATTAGAGAATTTTTTAGTTTAAAAGAATCCAATGTCGAAATATTAAACATGAGATATGTAATTAGTGCGTCTATTTCTAAAACTGATATAAAATTAAAAGAATATGGTGGATTGCTTTCTGCTTTGTTTGATATCAGTGATTATAATTTAGATACTGGTGCAAATCTAGAATTTAAACGTGTGGAAAACTATGAAAAAATGAACGCAATCGCATCTATGATAACGCGATTGTTTAAACAAACAAATAATCAAAAAGAAATTGTCTCTACCATTATGATTAATTTTGAATTAAGTGAAGAGGATGCGCTACAACAAATTATGAAATATTTAGATTCGCATACACGAATACAAGGCCAATTTGTAAACAAAACCGTTGATATTGTTGAGAACCCTGGATTTCCAATTTTAATGCGCATTTTACCATTTGAAAATAAAATTATTATTGATATTGATGAAATCACGTCATTTGATTTTATAGATATTTTACGTATTTACTTTGATAGCTTTTTGAAAATCACACAGCATACCGATTCGCTTCCCATTACTAAAGGAGAATTATTAAAAATGGCAACGCCAATTAGTGATAAAAAATTAGAAATGAAATCGCATGTTGAAAATGTTATTATCTCTGCAAAAGATTTAGTTCAACCCTTTCAATTAAAAACGCGTATGCCTTTGTTTGAAACTCTTGATGAAGAAGAAGAAGCTGAAGACGGTATTCTTTTTAATGAAGATGGAGAACCTGACGATAGTGGTATTCTTTTTAACGAAGAAGAGGAAGAACCTAGTTTTGATCAACAGGATGAAGAACAAGCATTTGATCAACAGAATGACGATGAAGAACGAGCATTTGATGAAGACGAAGAACCTAGTTTAGATCAACAAGGTGATGATGAAGGTCAAGATGAACATGAAGACGATGAATCTCCAGATGGTATTTTATTTGGGGAAGAATCTAGTTCTGCAGAAAGTAGTAAATCTAGTGAAAAATCGCAGCGTGGTGGTGGGACTCCAAAAGTATTTGAAAATAAACTATACGATAAAGAACCCAAACTATTTTTAAAGAAAAAAGAAGGACAATACGATGCGTATGTTAGGTCATGTCCATTAAATTATAATCGTTTGCCAGTTATTTTAACAGAAGAAGAAAAGAAAAATATTGATACTAATTTTAAAGGTTCATATGATGTTGCATTGCCGTATGGAACAAATGCCGATAAAAAATATTGGTATATGTGCCCCAGATATTGGTGTATGCCTGAAAACAGACCTATTACACAAGAACAAATTGACCAGGGGCAATGTGGTGGGCCTAGCGCTATTATTCCTTCGGGAGAAGAAGCTGCGCCTGGAAAAACAATTTATGAATTTACTGATAAAAAAGAACATGTTGGAAAAGATGGTGAATACAGACAACATTACCCTGGGTTTTTAGACAAAGAAAGTCATCCTAATCCTACTGGATGTATGCCTTGTTGTTTTAAAAAAATTAATTCGCAATCTCAAATAACGCGCAGACAAGAATGTGGTGTAAACGACGAAGATATAAACGGCGACCCCCTATTAATAACAGGCAACCCTATAGAAAAAAAAGGACGAAAAGCTAAGAAAAATGTAGCTATTGCAGAAGATGCCGAGGGGAAACAAGAAACGATTAGAGAAGAAAAGGCAAAGAATAATTTATACATTGTAGGCAATGATAAATATCCTATACCTCAACATAGATGGGGGTTTTTGCCCATATCTGTAGAACTATTTTTGAGAACCAATAATTCATCTTCAGTAGAAAAAAACAATACATCATTAATTCGTAAAAATGAAAAACCTGTTTTAAGATACGGCGTCCAACGTTCTCCAAACCAATCGTTTGTTGCATGTTTAGCAGACATATATACATATTATAATCGTGGGCCCGTTCCTACAATAAAAGAAATGCGTGAAATTATTGCGAAAGCAGTAACCTTGGATTTATTTTTAAGATTAAATAACGGGTCACTCATGACCATTTTTCAACCTAAAAAAATAAATATTAGCGATATTGATGTTGAAAAATATAGCGACACCGCATTTTATTCTAGTTTTACAAATCTTGCAAATCCAGCACAAAATAACTTTTTAAAGGATACTGTTGCATCTTATGAGAACTTTTTAAAATTTATACGCGATGATGATTCTTATATAGACCATACCTATTTATGGGACATAATAAGTTCTCCAGATAGTGGTATTTTTGGCGATGGACTTAATATGGTTATCATGGAAATAGCAAACAACGATATTAGTGAGGATATTTCTATTGCATGTCCTAAGAATTCTACTTATACAAAATATGATAGTAAAAAGGGAACAGTTTTATTTATTCAATGCGAGGATATATTTGAACCTGTTTATATTTATGGAAACACTGCGGGCGGCATTACTACAAATTCCTACAATGCCATTAAAATTTTTAATAAAAAAACCATCCCTCCCAATTTAAGCAGGGTTCTCGATTTAATAGAAAAAACTTCACAAAAATATTGCAAAAGCCAACCTAGCATGCCAAAAGTATACGAATTCAAAGAAAATATTTCCGCAAAGCTAATTCAAGAAATTCTTTTGGCGCATCATTTTATTATAAACAGCCAAGTCATGAATTATCGGGGAAAAATTATTGGATTTATGGTATCTATTCGCGAAGGCGATGATCATCCCATTTATATTCCCACTTATCCTTCTGCAATGATACAAGGATTAACTAAAATATATATCGATGATGTTGTTTGGTCATCTTATGTAGAAACGCGCGATAAATTGTCAAGCATTCAAGAAAAAACAGGTGATCTTTTATGTTTACCAAAATTTAAAGTCGTAGAAGATGGTCTTATTGTTGGAATCTTAACAGAAACAAACCAATTGATACAAATTTCTTCATATGAACAAAATATTGTAGACGATGGAATGCCATTTGTTAGCGTAAAAGATTATAAGGATAATGGTTATTTCGAAGCCGATAAATCCTTTGCTAATATTGATGTTCGGGATGATTTGCGAATTAAAACCGTACAAAATATTTCATTAGAAACTAATTTTTATAATGCTTTTCGTAATAAAATAAGATTTTTATTAAATGATTACGGAAATAAAGAGGTTCGTGAGAAAATAATTACTATATTAAACGATCCTGAACTATTATATAACATAAAACTAAAAAAACTCGAGGTTTTATTAAAATTTCTATTGCGCCATTCTGTATCTTTTGATGAAATCGGCGAAGATTCTTTATCTTCTATAAGAAAGCAATCTACTTTTATAACTAATATGAATAATAATGCATTATGTTTAACAAAAAGTAATAAATTATGTATACCTAAAAATAACCTAATTAATCCTGATGCCTCGAATGAGTCTATTTATTTTATACGCGTCGCTGACGAACTTATTCGTTATAAACGCGTTCGTTTATTTATGTTAGAAGCCAAAAAGTATTTTAATATTACAACTAGTGATTATTTTATAAACGACGATGAGATTCTATTATTGCATTCTTTAGTTTTTGGCAATTATTTTGACGATTTAATACCTTTTGATATGAATGATTATATTCAAAACGTTACGTTTGATGTAGCAAATCCTAGAATAAATACAGAAAAATATCCAAACCAGGTCCCTTTAGCTGAACAATTTTATTTAGATTCTATGACAGCCGATTTCGAGGGGTTTTCTAGAGAATGTGTTGAAAAAACAGTTAGTATTATTGGCGGAGGTTCTCGAAATTGGAAAAGTATATTGCCTGTTCAATCCAAAGAAACTATTGTTCGTGATTCCTATTTATGTAGTTACTTTGTTATTATTTATGTTTTAAAAAAACTTTACGATCGCAATGAATCCGTGGATTCTATTAAAAAAATGTTATGGGAAGCATATAAGGACCTTTTTGCGAATTATCAAATAAAATTACTTGATGTTCTCAAAAAACAGGGGAAACGTGAAATTGTAGACGCAATCAAGAAAAATAAATATGATTTTGAAACTGCTATTATGAGCGAGGGATATTATTTTACAAGTCTTGATGTCTGGGTTTTAGCTTCGCATATGAATTTGCCCATTGTTTTGTTTTCTCATAACAAATTGATGACAAATCAAGATATGTTGATTTGTGGTGGCGATGTTTCCAAAGATCGTTATTTTTTTATTCGTTGTGAAAACGAAGAATTTCGAATTATTACTCCATCCGTGGAACTTATTTCTTTACCTGATATATCCAAAATGATTGGAACGCCACAATTCATTCCTTTTAATATTTCCATTGAAACTTTTTTAGAAACTGTCCGTGTTACTATTACGTTGGCCCAATAAAAAAATTATATATATTTATATTATTATGGAAAATTATATTCTCGCCCACGAATACGAAAAAAATGTAAATCCTGCTATGAATAATGTTCCAATTTATTCAAAAAATATAAAGGATCTTGGCGTTGGTATATCTTTTATAGATTTTTCCAATTTGTTTAACATTGAATATCAAGCTACTACGCCAAATTTATTGGCAAGTTTTATAAAATTAAACATAAACGAACACATAGACCTTTTTAACAATTTAGACAAAACTAAAAATTACAACGCAACATCACATTTATTTTTCATCATTCAAGGTAGCAGTGAAATTATAATTGATGAAGTTACACATTTAATGAATCTTGGAGATATTTTAATTACACCTTGTTTTTCTAATTTAAAAATTAAAAACAATGGCAATAACGAAACGCAAATTTACTATATTAACGATAGTTCTCTAATAAATTATTTGGGAAGTTCAGCTACAAAAAAAACGTTTCAAACTGCTATTTATTCCAAAGATTTTTTAATTACCAATCTTCATCAATTATCGAATCCTCATAACAATCGCAAAGGAATTTTATTAAGCAATAAAGATACCGAAAAGATTGGAAACAATACAATCACTCCTGTTTTGTGGGCTTTATACAATGAATTACCTCCAAACACCGTTCAAAGACCACATAAACATAATTCTGTTGCTTTAGATTTATGCATAGAATGTCAAGATGTCGAGAACATTTATACGTTAATTGGTGAAGAATTAGATGACCAAGGCAATATCATTAATCCTGTAAAGGTAAATTGGAAAAAAGGTGAAATGTTTATTACTCCACCAGGCTTATGGCATTCTCATAATAATATTGGTGAAACTTATGCTTATATTTTACCGATTCAAGACGCTGGATTATTACTGTATCAAAGAATATTAGGAATTGTTTTACGTTAATTTTATGATATGAAAAATTACCATATCATAAAAATTGTTCCGAGTTACCTGGATCGAACAGGTGACATTTTGATACCAGCAAACTACTACAGTCAAATGCTCTTTGTTGTACTAACACGAGTTAATAAACCAACTGAGCTAAACTCGGTACAAAATATATCATTGTTTATTTTTTATATCGTTTATGTTTTATTATTTTATATGTAGTTTAGTCTACAAGTAGCCAATTCTCAGGTAGGCAAACATACTTATAATAACTAATCTTATCCCATTTCCATAAGTCATTCCCTATCACAAAAGACTCTATTTTTACTGAGCCATGGTCATTCGCAGTGGCACGCTCAGGATAATCTATCGTAGGCGCTGAATGTATAACTTGTTGATGCGTAATATTTTTTGTTTCATCCACATCGTCGTAGACAACGGCAAGATGTCCTTGATCTTTATCATTTGATTTAAAACGAGCGATTAATAGTGTCCCCTTAGGATACCTCTCTTTCATATTTAATTTTTGTAAACGCTTATTTTGATGTAAATGTGCAAACCAAGCACATGTTCCACCTGGAAACTTTTTATACTCTTCTTTATATTTTCCACGCATAACATGACCCAAGCCTGGAACGCGAAGACCACAGAAACGTCGCATTAGATTTGGCAGTCCAGTGCAAACAATAGCCTTATCGTTCACCTTTATTTCTTCAGCAGATGGTGCGGTAGAATTTTCACACCAAAATTTATCATCACCTACAAAAGAGTCTACTTCTGGGTCATACCACCTGAATGGTAACCCGACCAATGTTTCTGCGTATGAAATCGCCAATTCAATTTTCGAATTCTCCATTTTAATGTGTTTTTTCCACCTATTTTTAAATAAATAGCGGATCCAATTTTTTGCATCATCATTTTCCAATTCGACGCCAAAAGAAAAATTAATATTGCCAATGTTCGTCTAAAAAAATAAACTTTATTATACCAGAAAATTAGCTGTGTTGTTTAGAATCCAATATCATATCCATCATCACATTGCCCCGCATCCTCTACCTTAATTGCAGATAAATTATTACGAATCTCGATATTCGATGCCGAACAAGGATCGCCGTGGCTATCCAACATACCAAACATTTTTTCTATTTCCTTTTCAGCATCCGTTGTGTCCACGGCGACATCATCTACTTGCGAAATCTTCTCCATATCTAAAACCAATTGGAAAGCACCAGTTCCAAAGATACCCATCTGTCCCATCATAACATTCGCAGAAACACCACGCATATGATCAAAATCAGCGTGTCTCGAAGCATCCAACAACACTTCCGTATGTACCTCAAACGTAGACTTTGAAATTGGACCAATATCGTCATTCAAGATACCAGATCTAAATATCGAAACCATTCCCTTTGTCGATGTCATTCGATCCACCAACAAACTCAAATGGTGGTAATTAATATACACACCACTAAATTCCATCACCTCCGCAAACTCATTGTATAGTACTTGACGCGCTGCCTCAATGCCCAAGACATCAAAGATTTCTTTAATATCATTACAGAATGTTCTAGTAGAATCGATATAATCTAGTCCAAGCGCATTCATCAAATTAGTTCCTGTTGTATCCAAAATCCAAATATCCTTTTGCGAATACTTACCTTCGTCTTTCACTACCATATTTTGCAACTTTCTAGGAATTACATTTTGAATTCCAGTTAGTCCACGTAACACAATATTATTCAAAAGTGCATCTTGGAAATTTCGCAACATATAAATCTCATCCGACTGGTCCAATGTATCAGGAATACCCTTTTGTTTCTTTGTCTTATTAAACACACTACTATTCAAACGAATGCGGAAAACCAAATTGTCGCTATTATAATCACTATATATACAAGTAATATCGCTTCCATGACTATTACTAATCGCAAAATGAATATCGTCCATCGTAATATTCTTATCCAACAATGCTTCCGCATCCAACTCCATACGAACAATCCACTTCGATTTCTGTACGCCAAGATCGAGCGTTTTTTCATTACAATCCTCTACAAGGGACTCAAATTCATAATATTGTTCCATAAGCGTTTGATCTTCGTCAATACTTGTAGACCTGTCGCTAGGATCAAAACAAATCTTTACCGCCTTTACCACATCAATCAACTTCGTATGCTGCAACATATTCGCATATTTCGTTGCCTTGTCCTTATCTGTTTCATCTAGTGGTTTTAAATGAACAGTTAGTGACGGATGCTTAGGATTCTTCGTCAACCTCAAAATTTCTTCGATTCTCGGTACACCACGAGTAACGTTAGATTTCGAAGAAACACCTGAAAGATGGAAAGTATTAAGTGTGAGTTGCGTTGTGGGTTCTCCCACGCTTTGACCAGCTATCACGCCAACCATCTCACCTGGATGAACAATCGCCTGCTTGTACTTCAAAAGAACGGTTTCCAACAACAAAATCAACGCTTTACGATGAAATCGCTTCACTACAATCAGGTCACGAGGACTCAAATAATAATGATACATAGTTTCAAAAAGAGGAGTTGGTGCTACATATGACATATTTTTAAGACGGTTCATATACTCTTCGATCAAATCGAAGGCTTCTAGTGGCGTAATATCCACAATAGATCCTGAATTCAAATTCAATTGTCCCTGAATATTCGCAATAATATACTGGAATGCCACAGGCATCTTAACGCCATTTTCACTCTTATTTCTAAACACAGACTCAATCAAATTCTTACGGGCCTCAATCATTTTTTCAATATACATTTGACAACGCACCTTCGTTTCGGGGCGTTGACGCTTTACCCTAGGCATTGTTCCCTTATCGTAGACATCTAACAAATCATTATGTTGATCATTTACGCCAACAATATCATAGTGCAAATAAATATCTTCTGTAGACATACCTACCAATGGAATCGATTGATTTTCCACTCTGGTTGAATCAAAACCATCGTCACCATATGCAAATTGCACAATCTTTCCCTTATTATTTCTCACAGTCATATCATATTCCACTTTCAAATCCTCCAAGCCCTTAATCAATCTTCGCTGGATATAACCAGTTTGGCTGGTTTTTACCGCAGTATCAATCAAACCAATACGACCACCCATAGCATGAAAGAAGAGTTCTGGGGCAGTCAATCCCGAAATATAAGAATTCTCAATAAATCCACGCGCATTCGGTGAATCGTCGAATTTTGTAAAATGGGGAAGCGTGCGACTATCGAATCCATAAGGAATTCGCTTGCCATCTACGTTTTGTTGCCCCAAACAAGAAATCATCTGCGAAATATTAATATGGGTACCCTTGGATCCCGAATTCACAATCATGACAAATCGATTATCCTTACTCAATGACTTTCTACCAATCTTACCAGACTGATTCGTCGCCTCATTAAGAACATTGTTCACTTCGTTTTCAAATTGCGCCATATTTGTACTCGCGGTGTTATTTTCGAAAGTGCCCAAATGCACCTTCTCAATAATTGTTTGCACTTCTTGCTTTTGAGTTGCAATTACTTGCAAAATACTATCTTGTGTCTTACGATTCGCAACCAAATCACTAATGCCAACGCTAAACGAACTAGACTTCATATATTCTGTGACAACGTTTTGAAGATCATCGATGAAATTAGATGCATGCATATTTCCAAAATCATTGTGGATTCTATGAATAATTCCCTTGCTGCCGCCACCCAGAACGGACTTCTCCATCTGGCCACGCAGATACTTTCCATTGCGAATCTCCAAAATATTATTCGAGATCTTTTTATCTTCACCCTCTTCAAACAAATTCGTACTATATTTAAGGGTAATCGGTGCTAAAATTTGAGAAAGCACATCAAAACTTGTTATTTTTCCACCATTTACTGCTTGTGCATCTTTTAGTGCTTGCACATCTACTTTATTATACATCATAAGTAGATTCATTGCATCCCTCGGGCTAAAGGAAATATTGGGTCTCGTAAATCGGTAAGAACCAAGAAGGGAATCCTGATAAATACCAATAATCGGTGAGTTGCCCGAAGGACTAATCATTTGATAAGGAATCGCCGCGAGGTGCTTCAATTCCGTCTCTGCCAACACATTCTGTGGCATGTGCATATTCATTTCCATGAAATTTTACTGACGCCATGCTTCGAATTTTGAAAACATTATTCGAAACATGGCGCCACCTGATCTTTCGAGTCAGGATTGGACTATACCTTGTGCCTTATCGGGTTGATTAGACCGTCATTTAAGACCTGTGATCATCTAGTCTCTGAACCTTCTCCGTACTCTATCATAGCGAGGTTAGGAGCTTGGCTGCTGATTGCCCAATCCTTCACGTTTTTACCATTGTTGACGACCATTAATCGTGTTCCTCCAAAGCGTTTCCGCAGTGGAGTGGTAGTGAAGGCTCTAAGGGGTTTCCAGCAATTTGGTCACATTGCCATTTTACCAACTCTTTTATAAAAGTTCTTGCTCTTTCTTTAATTTGTTCTGTTGTTTCAAATTTTCCCACAAAAGTCCATGGTTTAATCTATGACTTCGTGTTTGTCCAACATAAGACTTTCCTGTTACCAAATTGGTGATTTTGTATATTTCACCTTCGACTTTGTGGAATTCGTTTGAATTTAACAACATCCCGTTCATTATTAAACGGGCATATCTTTTATTTACTTTTGCAAGAACTTAATTAAGAGTTTTCAAATGACTAGATGGTTATATTAGCCAACCGAATGCGTGCCCGCGCTCGATTAACTAGTAGACATTACAATGTTTTCCCCAGAAAGTGTTGTCTACAACTTTTTGGGCATCCACCTGTTGGCGACAAAATTTATCGCCGTCAAAATCAGCATTGTATGGTTTGGTCTTTTTGTTTTACAGAAAATTTTTGGCTGCATAAATTTTCACCTGGACTTTCGAACCAGGAACAGACTGTATCTTACGCAACCTCTGAGTGGCTAACTCATCATTGGTCACGAACACCCGTTCAGTCGTTGAATGCCTGTCATATCCTACCAAAACGGACTTAGACAGTAACACTGCGGATTGCCCAATCCTTTACATTATTACCATTGGGTACTGCTATTAACAGTGGTCCTCTTCTAAGTTTCCATAAGAAGAGTGGTAGTAAAGGCTCTAAGGGGTTTCCCGCATCAAGGTGTTTCGCCTATCTGGAATTGTTACTTCCAGTTAGACTAGGGAGTAACACGCTTTTCACGCTCCCTGTTGCTAACGTAAGTTCATCAGCTACGTTCATTCTAAAGGTATCACCGACCTTCATTACTTTAACTATATGACACATCATCGACATTCTGTGCAAAGAAGGCTGTCTGTTGAACAACACTGCATCTCCGTCCATCATATGTCTGTGTACGATATCACCGTCTTCCAATCGAATGGAACCACGGTCCACATATCTCAACGAAATATTCTCGCCATTCTTCTTCTCCAAAATCTTTGCACCTGGATAAGTATCAGGTCCATTTTGAATCAGTTTCAACAAGAAATCTCGATTGCGTTCATTTACCACAACTGGTTTCGTAATATTCTTTGCAATTTTGAGCGGAACTCCAAGCTGCCTACAAGACAAATTGGGATCACCAGTAATAACGGAACGTGCACTAAAATCAACACGTTTACCCATCAAATTACCACGGATACGACCATTCTTGCTATTCAAACGTCCCATAATGCATTGCAAAGGACGACCCGAGCGCTGCGCCATAGGCACCGCGCCCTTGACCTTATTATTCACAATCATCGCCACGAAATACTGCAAAACCGTAGTCAATCCCTCAATGACATTTGGACTCGCATTATTCGCAATCTTTTCTGCCAAATCGCGATTCGTCTTGATAATATTGCTATAAATATGCGTCAAATCATCCTCACTTCGCTGTTGTGCATCGTGCTTTACAGAGGGACGCATTGCAGGAGGAGGAACAGGAAGTACTTGGCAAACCATCCAGTCGGGACGCGACCAAATAGGACTAAACCCCATGAAATTGATATCCTCATCCGACACTCTCTTGAATATCTTCAAAATAATCTCAGGCGTGAGTCTCATATTCACCTTTTTGCTCTCGTTTTCATCCTCCGTCTCGATGTTTTCCCAAATCGCATAAATCGATGCCATTCCCTCCAACTTTATCTTATCGGGCTGCTTGCAACCACAACCATCTTCGTTAGATTCGCCACATCGCTTCTTTATCTTGGAAATTGCCTCGTTCACATAGTCCCATCGATCACTCGCCTGCAACTTCAAGATATGCTTATGCTTATTTTTGTTAATCAGCAGTTTGCTGCACTTAAAACAAACACATTTGCAGATCTTCATGATTTCCTTGATATGTTGAATGAAGAACACAGGGCGCGCCATTTCAATATGACCAAAATAACCAGGAGTATCAATATACGTAAAACCATCTGTGGGGCAAATAATTCCTGGCTCCAAAACACCCATACGAGGATCAAACAAACCTCCAACCACTGGCTTATTATTTATGTATGTATCACGGGAAGTCACTTCAACTACAGAGTTTTTGCGAATTTCCTCGGGGGATAACATACTAAATTGAACACCAATAATTTTGGAGGGTGGTTTATACTCATTCATCTTGGATTTTTGGTGTGACATTCTAATCCTCTATATCTATATAAGTTATATTTTTTATATAAGTTATATCCCAATTTTTTCATTTAGACTTATATTGAAAAACAAATAAAAACTCTAATAAAGACGTTTTTTCAATAATTATAATGAGACTCATTGCATTTGCAAATATATTATCGTTAAGTCGCGGGGCATTACCAAATACAAAAAAATTATGTAGAGATTGTGGCAATTATATTGCGAATGAACACAAAATGTAGATTGTTTGGCGATGTATTGTTGCACTTTATTTTTATAGCTCATTGAAATTATTCCATAAAATTTAATCAAAATTAAGTAAATTATCCACAGTTTTTCCATTGTTTCCAATAAGTTGTTGCGTTAAATAATCAATTGTTAAATTTTTATTTTGTAATTCGATATCCATTTTTGCTATAATCATACGTTGATCTTGCAATGTATGTTTTAATTTTTCATTTTCTACATAATAGTTTGCCTTGTTTGCATTTAAAGTATCCAACCATTTTTGATGTGTCTTTGATTTAGTATGTGTAGAAAATGACCCAGTAGTATCATAAGATTTATCTTTTCGAGAACCGCAAGGACATCGAATTCCATTTTTTAAAATATTAAATGGTGGCATTTTATCAATATAATTTCCAGCGTTATCTATACTTGGACTATATAATTCAGGTTCTGTTACTAATTCCATTCCATATAAATGATTAAAAATATTTATACTGTTTTCATTATAATCAAAATAGACATAAACAATTCACACAAATTAACATAATGAGTGAAACCAAAAATAACACAATAATCGATTTGATATCGAAAAACATATCTACAGAAAAAAACAATTTTGATCTGCTAATGCAAGAAATAGAAAATTATATTGAAGGTGGAACTGCGCACAATATGGCGAAATTAAAAGAATTGGCTAATAATAAAAAGAAAAAGGGCGATTTGTTTGAATGTTTTTGTTATTTATATTTACAAAATGTTCTCGAACATGATGAAGTATGGTTCTATAAAGATATACCCAAAGAGTTAAAAGAGCAACTTCATCTACCAAAAAACGATTATGGAATTGATTTAATTTCAAAAAAGGGCGATGGATATTATGCAATTCAATGTAAATATAGAAAACCACAAGACAAAACGCAGATTATTTCATGGAAATCGCTGTCTACTTTTTATGCAATGGTAGTTAAATCGGGTCCCTGGATAAAGCATATTACTATGACAAATGTAAATGGTTGTCGGCATATTGGTGAAAAAACAGATAAGGATTGGTCAATCTGTATTGGAACTTTTCGAAATATAAAACATTTTGAATGGCTAAAAATTTGTGGCGCAAAAAATATTACAGAAACAACTACTGTACAAATAGATAAAGATACTTTGAGAAACGCGCGATTAGCCTATTTTGATAAATAAATAACTATTTTATGGAAAGTTGTTAAACATAAAAACATAAATCACAAAAAATTATGAAAAATTGGACTTTTTAAATTCGCAAAAAAGATGATAAATTCAACAGGTTTAAACACCTCGTCGTATATAAAGTAAAATGCCGTCCGTTAAGCAAACCGTAGCTGAAAAGAAGAAGGTCGCTCAGCGCAACCAAAAGAATTCCAAGCTCAAGAAGAATCACGATGACTCAGACGATGATGAGAATATCGAGATCGAATTTAGCGAGGATGAAGATGAAGAGGATTACGAGACTTGCAGCGATGATGACGAAGATGATGATGAAGATGATGATGACGATAGTAGCGAATCTTCATATCGCCCCAAGTCAAAGAAGCGCGAGAGCAACAGGGTTCGCGAGAGCAAGCGACTTGCCAAAAAGCGCGCTTCTCGAAAAGATGAAGACGAAGATGAAGATGAAGAAGATCTAGAAGACGCCATGAAGCGCGGAAGAAAGAATTACTTCCACAAGTTTCTTTCTAAGCTTTTCACCGAGGTCGATGATGAAATTGTCGAGGAGGTGTCTCGTTCAAAGAAGTCTAAGAAGTCACGTAAGCAAAAGAAGCAACTCATTGGCGATGACGATGATGACGAAGATGATGAGGAATATGATGAGGATGAAGAGGCTGATGACGAAGCGACTGCCAATAAATTCTACAACATTGTGTTTGAAATGGATGAGGCGGAGGATGATCTCATTGAAGAGACTGATGAGGCCGATTGCGACAGTGATGATGAAGAGACGTTCATGAAGGAGTCTTACCAGAAGACGGATCTTCCCGAGAAGAAGCAAGCTCTTAAGAAGGCTAAAGTAGATGATTCCAAAACTACTTCTACCAAGAAGTCAAAGAAGGATTCAAAGAAGAAGGAGGATGAAAACGAGCTCGCTGACGTTCACCAAGAGTATTTGGAATTGGCAGAGACCAAGAAGAATCTTGCTGAACAGCTCGCCAAGAAACCCAACAGTAAGATTCTTCGCAATGCAATTAAAGAGTGCAACGATTCTATCAAGGAGCTTGTCAAGAAGGCCCGTGCGCAAAACGCAAAGACCTATCACAGTTTGATTCACAGCGATAAGAAACGCACCAATGAGATCGATTACTTCAAGAAGAAGCTGTCCAACAAGGAGCAATTGCGCATCATGAACGATTTGAAGGAGATAAACAGTCACATTAATGTCGAAAAGCCTTACCGCCTAGCTTTGTTGGATTCTAACATGCCAGCAAAGTTCAAGGCAACTGCTTTGCAAAAGTTGAATGTGTTGCGCTCCATGGATCCTAGTGACAATGAATACTACAAGATAAAGAACTGGGTAGATACGTTCATGCGCGTTCCTTTTGGTGTATACAAGGATCTATCAGTAAAGATGGAAGATGGTATCGATGTATGCAGCGATTTTATGGAAACCGCCCAAAAGAAGTTGGATGACTGTGTTTATGGACTCGATGACGCTAAGCTTCAAATCATGCAATTGGTTGGCCAATGGATTGCGAATCCTGGTGCGGTTGGAACGGCAATCGCGATTAAGGGTCCTATGGGCACAGGAAAAACTAGTTTGGTGAAGGAGGGTATTAGCAAGATCCTTGGTCGTGAATTCGCATTTATTGCTCTTGGTGGAACTGGAGATGCTAGCTTTCTCGAGGGGCATTCTTATACTTACGAGGGAAGCACTTGGGGTAAGATCGTGCAAATCTTGATTGATAGCAAGTGCATGAATCCTGTGATTTATTTCGATGAGTTGGACAAGATCAGTGATACCGCGAGAGGACAAGAAATTATTGGTATTTTGACGCATTTGACTGACACGAGTCAAAATAGTCAGTTCCATGACAAGTATTTCGCAGAAGTTGAATTCGATTTGAGTAAGTGCTTGTTCATCTTCAGTTATAATGACGAAAATCTAGTGAATCCAATTTTGAGGGATAGAATGTATAGAATCCAAACTAAGGGTTATGATGCTAAGGAAAAGATCATTATCGCTAGGAACTACTTGCTTCCTAAGATTCGTGAACAGGTAAATTTCAAGGAGGAAGATGTGATTATCCCTGACGATACAATCCAATACATCATTTCCAATGACTGTCTTACTGCTGGTGAGGCTGGTGTTCGTAATTTGAAGCGATGTTTGGAGATTATTTATACGAAGTTGAATCTGTTTAGATTGGTTAAGCCTGGTAAGAATATGTTCAGTAAGGAAATTGACTTGCAGGTTACATTCCCTTTTACTGTGAATAGGAAGGAGCTTGATATTTTGATCAAGAATGAGCGCACGAATCAAAGTATGCTTGCGATGTATGTGTAAACATCGAAAAATGTATGTATAATGTATAAACAAAAACAAACATATAAACAAAAAATGATATAACTATGTATATTATTTTTTCATGGAACAACCTGATATTGAAATCATGGCAAAGGTAAAATCTTATTTGGAATTATATCCAGAAAAACTAAGAAACCAGGAATATAAAACAATTTCGAATAGAGTTAATGAATATTTAGAACAAAAATGCGTCCATAATATTATTATTGATTCCATCGACATAACGCCAGACAGCAGCCAAACTATTTATTATTGTGAGAAATGTTATAAAACGTTTGATAACATTACGCAAAAAAAATCACATTAATGGCCGATTTGTGATTGAACTCCAGTTTGATTTCCACCGCGAGTTACTAAAAGTCGTTTTTGTTCATCACTCAAACATAAACCACCCATAGAATTTGTTAATCCACTACTGGATCCAACGCAAGAAGCACTGCCCTTTGTGTCAGAAAATGGATCTAATTTTTTATCAGCATCGTAAGGTTTGCAATATAATCCATCAAACCCATAAATTTTTTTGCAAGAATCTGTGTCAGGATTTATTAAAAAAGATTTGTATGTATCAGTGGTAGCGTTGGTTGTTGCTGTGGAATATTCAGTTGGACTATGAACGTTAGCGAATCCTTCATATGGGAATTCTTTAGTAAAGGCTCCAGCAGAATTATAAGGCACAAATCTTGTGCAACCACATGTTGTGGTAAAAATAATTACAAAAAATACTATAACAGCAATCATAATACTCGTATTGTATTTCATATTTTATATACATAGTTATAAGATAAAAATTATTTGATATGATTATTTGCTAAATAAGGATATAAATATATATCGTCTGCTTTTATAAAGAATTTATCATGAATTCAGTTATAAATAATAAAGAGCGACTCCAATTAAAAGAATTAATTGATGAAATGCAATGTGAAAACAATACTGAAAATATACGTAAATTAAAACATAGCACATTAATTCGCGACGATATACGTAAAATAGATACCATAAAAAACAAAAATTCTGCGTTATCAAAAGAAGAGTTGTTGCAAGTATGTGAGAATGAGTGCCCATTTTTACGTGAAAATTATGCGGACATTTTTAACAAACTAATTAAGAATGAAATGGATTTGACAATTATGACCAAATTCTTAACTGTGCTAAAATTAATTGAAGACGGGCGCGTTGACCAACATGAAGGATCTGTAATGGTGGGAAGAATATTAAAGGAATTATATTTAGATAGTGCCGTGAAACATGCAGACAATTTAGATAAACAATATGCTGAAGAAAAAACTCCTGCGAATGATGGGAAAATAATTTCATGGAAAGAATATAAAAGCAAAATGGTAGATAAAATATAGAAATGGTTACAGTTTTTGACATATACACCATTTATAAAAATATTAAAAATAGAAGCACTGCGACTAGTAATAATTTTGCAATTCTAAAACTTGCTGTTCCTAACAATGAACTTTATACTTTATACGAATCTAGACTCAATAGTCACAATAATATGATAATGAATAATGTTTATGCAGATTCTGGATTTGATCTTTTGGTTCCAAATGAAACTACGTTTGACAGAGCATTTGATACTAAATTTATTGATATGTGTGTAAAGGCAGAAATGATATATTGCGATGTATCCAGAGATAAGTTGACAACATGTGCGTATAATATTCATCCTAGATCCAGCATTTCAAAAACGCCATTGATGCTCGCAAACCATACTGGCATTATTGATTCTGGTTATCGCGGTTCGTTGATTGGCGCGTTTCGGTGTCTAGGATCTTCGGCAACTTTTCAAAATTATCTTGTTGAGCGCAATACGCGTCTTTTGCAAGTATGTCATCCCAGTCTTTGTCCTATTTATGTAGTTTTGGTGAATGAAAATAATCTTTCAAATACTGAGCGCGCAAACAACGGATTTGGATCTACTAGTTAATAGTATTATTTTTCTCATTATATAAAATAAAATACTATTTTATATAAGCCATGTCGTATAACTACAATATAGACCACCCTATTCATATTTACAAGGGGAATTACATTTCAAAAAATAAAAAAAAATCAAAAAAGGTCATTGCGTTTGATTTGGACGAAACTCTTGGATCATTTACCGATTTAGAATTATTATGGAAAACGTTATCTAGTTTAAATATTAAAATAGATTTTAATAGTTTATTAGATATTTATCCCGAGTTTTTAAGATATGGTATAATAAACATACTCGATTTTATATATCAAAAAAAACAATCGGGGGAATGTTACAAGCTATATATTTATACAAACAATCAATGTTCCGTAGAATGGCCAACTATCATTTCCAAATATTTTGATTATAAATTAAAAACTGAAACGCCAGTTTTTGATAAAATTATTTATGCTTTTAAAATAAACGAAAAACGCGTAGAATTATCAAGAAGCACACATGAAAAAACATATAACGATTTTATTCGATGCACGCTGTTGCCAAAAAAAACAGAAATTTGTTTTTTAGATAACAGCGAATTTGACGGCATGAAACATAATCACATTTATTATATTCAACCACCTTCGTATTATCATAGATTATCACATAAAACAATTATCAATCGATTTATTCAATCTAAAATAGCAGAAAAATTAACGGACGATAATAAATTAAAATTTTATCAAAGCGCATTAAATATTTTTCATACTATTAATTTAGGATTTGATTTAATTACAGAAAAAGATATTTTAATTTCGCAAAAAATGATGTATCATATTAAAGAATTCTTTTTTCTTAGTGCTAAAAAAAAACAAACGCGAAAATATAAACCTTTTAATATGCGAAAAACGCACAAAAAATTATTTTGATAGTTTATCATAAGCCATCAATATCAATTGTTCTTCCATAGAAAGTTTTTGAAATGTATAACAATCGTCGAATTTATATTGTATGAATCTTTTTTGAGAATTCATACATAATATTTGTGTTCCATTATCTAAAAATTTTATTTCCATTACTATTCCACCATTTGTTAGAGAACCTGAATCTTTTCTTATCCATCTTACATGTTTTCCTTTATGTAATTCATGTATTTCTTCTACCAATCTATATCCTATTAATTTATCAAATATATCTTTTTTTAATGATAGGTCTTGTAAAACATTAAATATATCGTTATTTATTGACGTCATTGTTTTATTCTCCAAGTAATCAGTTTTTTCATTTTCAATCGATTCTAATAATTTATCAATATCTAGACTAGATATTAATGATGGATCGTGCATTACGCTATCAAAAATTTCATGTATATCCATTTTATATATACATGAAAAATTATTGTTAATTTGTTTTAATATCTAATTTATTAGATATTGGTGCTGGTAAAAATTTACGCGCTACTTCTATAAATCCTAAATTCATTAATAAAAATGTCGCACTACCAAAAATGATCTTTCCATCATATTCTTTTAATGTTTGTTTACGCATTGGAAAAAAACGAATAATTAGGAAAACACAAACAAATAATTGCATTGTAACATTTAAATATCGTAAATACGTCTGGTCCACTGAAACTAACCCTATAAATATTAATATATAAAGTGCGTGTAAAAATACTATTCCATACACATAATAATGTGCGCCTTTGTCTAAGATTATGTCTACCCCCGATAATAAATTATTTATTGATTTCATAATAAATACTTCTTTATATGTATTTATTAGATAAATTATGAATAAAACAGTTGCTAATAAATATTTGATAAAAAACCAAATTGGAAGAGGTAAATTTGGCACCGTTTTCTCCGCTGAAAATGTAAAAACCAAAGAATTAGTTGCTATTAAAACAGAAGATTCGAGAACCGAAACCAAAATTTTAAAACACGAAACCACTATATTGAAATATTTATATGATCATGGCGTTCGAGAAATACCAACCGTATTTTGGTATGGTGTTTCGCAAAATTCTATTTGTTTAGTCATGCCACTATACGACACTTCTCTTTATGCATGGATCTTAGAACAAACCAATGTTGATATTTTAAAAGCGTCTTCTTTCATGATTGTGCTTATCAATATTATAGAATCGATACACAAATTCTCGATAATACATAGAGATATAAAACCTCAAAATTTTATGCTAAAAGGAAACGAGGTATACGCCATAGATTTTGGTTTTTCTACTTTTTATGTAGATGAAAATAGCAGGCATTTATCAATAAAAGAGCATTCCAATATATTAGGAACTCCTAAATATGTAAGTTATTATATTCATGATGGAAAAACTCCAAGTCGCCGTGACGATCTTATTTCAATTGGATATATATTTATTTTTTTACTCTGTAGAGAACTTCCATGGGACTCATTAAAAAAAAACGAAAATATAGAGAACCTAGACGAAATTCATATTTTACATCCCAAAAATATACAACGTAAACATTTTAAATCATGGGATATTTTGAAAGATCAATGTAAAAATATTCATGAATCATTACATTCGTACCTTGATTATTGTTATCATCTAGAATATCATGAACAACCCAATTATGATTTGTTAAGATCCATATTTTCTAATTTATTAACCATATCAAAATCATAACTTTTTACTAATTGATCTGTTCCTAATGCAATAAAAATTACAAACAATAGTAGCAAAACCGAGTATATTCTTTTGTTTACTAAATAATCCATATGATATATATAAATCATTATAAAAAATGATATAAAAAATATTCGTGATATATTAATATAATCGAGGGCATTATGAGTTCTACCGATACACAGTCTAGTCGCATTGTTGGACAAGTCAAGTGGTTTAATAACAAGGCTGGTTATGGTTTTATTACCGTGACTGACGGGGAGAGTGCAGGAAAGGATATTTTTATCCATTACTCTGCTATTCGCGTTACGAATTCTCAGTACAAGTATCTTTTCCAGGGTGAGTATGTAGAATTTGCGCTTGTAAAGTCAGCCACAGACACGCACGAATTCCAGGCCAATGATGTGTCTGGAATTAAGGGTGGTGCGTTGATGTGCGAACTTCGTCGCACGAATCGTCCGTTTGACGAGGCCAGGCCTCAGCGCTCTTCACGCCAAGAGCCCGTTGAGAACAAGGCGGACGGCGATTTCACCACCGTTCGTCGTCGCACAAACAAGCCTAGACCTCAACGTAAGTCAGCCCCAGTAAAGGAGTCTTCTTAAAAAAGTAATAAATAAATAGGTTTTTAAAGTAATCTAAAACATAAAAATAATAATATTGCGAGATTTGCAATATTATTAACAAGAAATTTGACACAGTACAAATCCCTCTTCTTCAGTGGGTTCTTCGTAATGTTTTTTAAAGACCAAATATGCTATTAATGGCACTTGATTTTCAAGATTTCTCATTTTGTTTCTTTTATAAGCCAGATCTAATGGGGTTGTTACATGAACACATCGCACAACATACCCATGGGTTTTTGCGAAAGTCACATAGGCGGCCCTCTTTTTTATGGAACTATTTGTTGCGTCAAATACCACCGATTTTTTTTGTTGAATAAATTCAAATGCTTTTTTTATCATTTTAGCAGGTGTTTTATAAACATCGCCTTCGATATGAATATAATTATCATTACTGCATAGTTGTTTCGCCACTGAACTTTTTCCAGAACCTGGAAACCCCATCATAATTACGATTTCTGGTTCATTGGAAATCGCATTGTTAATGTTGTTAGTAATTAAACTCGTAGATGCCATGTTTTGTGGTTTTATAGTTGTTTAAATTATAAAAAAAACTATCCAATTTTTTACCAATAAAAAGGTCTATTAAATCGATTAAATAAAAATAACGGTGGAAAAATAGGATAATTATTATATCCATAATCATAATAGTAATTATAATGATAATTATATCTTGATCGTGATCTTCTGTTGCGACGACTGTCGTGGCGTTGTTCACTAAGACTTGAGTCACTTGAGTCACTTCGGTCTCTTGATCTGTCGCGGCGATCGCTTGATCTGTCGCGGCGATCGCTTGATCTATTGCGAGGCATTTATACATTACCTTTCTACAATATTTTTTAAAAATAAAATAACTAAATTGCTCCACCAACGCAATGGAAAAATACAAATATTAAACAAAACCTTACTGTGGTTATTTACAAATTATTACATAGTTTTACATAAAATCATATCCTTAAAAAAATCGGAAAAAAAGTCGGGCTCAATTTTGGAAAATGGACAAAAAAAAAATGTCCATTTTCGTTTTTTCCCCTTCCAAATTTTAAAAAAAAACCATTGAAAGCATAATGCAGCAAAAGTAGTAAAACGCCGAAAAAAATGGCTGCATAACTTTTCAATAATTTTACGCGGAAAATTATTCCGCACTTTTTTGGGTTCTATGGATTTAGAACTTTTAGAACCCAAAAAAGTGCGGTTTTTATTAAAAAAAATAATCGTTAGCATATATGACGCCATATTGTTAAAAATAAATAAAAATAGAGAACCTTGTTACAGTAATAGAACCTAAAAAAGTGCGGAATATAAATTAATATTTTTATGAAAGCATATATGGTGGTATGATTATATATTATTCGATTTATTTTTAAAAGCATAAATATTTATAGAACCAAAAAAGTGCAAAAAAGTGCAAAATTAAATAATTTCCATAAAACTATTTAGGAACAACCTTTTATGGTTCTATAATATATAGAACTTTTTAGAACCTTTTAGAATGGAAAAAAGTGCGAATAAATTTACTTGTGAATCTTGTGACTTTAAATGCAATGCTCAATGGCAATGGACTAGACATATTGTCACTCGAAAACATAAACATGCGACAGGTTCGCTTTGTACCACAGGAAAATTGCAAGAAAAGTGCGCTGCGTACGACGTGCAAACAAAGAAAATGTATGTTTGTGAAAATTGTAATAAAACCTATTCAGCAAAAAATAGTTTATGGTATCATAAAAAGCAATGTCAAATAGTTTGTGCGGTGGTTTCTATTCCGACCAATGACGAAATGCCAAACGCAACACAAACTATAATAGAATTATTAAAACAAAATCAGGAATTACAAAAGCAATTGATAGAGATATCGAAAGAGCCAAAGGTTACAAATAATATTACACAAGTAACAAACAGTAATAATAATCAATTTAATTTAAATATGTTTTTAAATGAGGAATGTAAGAATGCATTAAATATAATGGACTTTGTTAATTCTTTAAATTTAACAGTAACTGATTTGGAACAAACGGGTAAATTGGGTTTTGTAGAGGGAATTTCAAGAATATTTATAAATGCATTAAAAAATACGGATTTATGTATGAGACCTATTCATTGTACAGATATTAAGAGAGAAACTGTATATGTAAAAGATCAGGATAAATGGGAAAAGGAGAGTGATAATAAAAAGATGAAAAAGGCTTTAGATCAAATCGCTAGAAAAAATCTTAGATTATTACCAGAATGGCAAGCGCAACATCCCGAATTCCGTTATTTGGATACACCAGAAAATCAGGAATTTATGAAAATATCATTAAGTTCATTGGGCGCAGAACACGAAGATGAACAAGCAAAATTAGATAAAAAAATATTAAGAAATGTATTGAAAGAGGTGGTTTTAGAAAAGCCACAAATTCAGTAGGGTTTTTTATCATTATAGTATAGGTTCTCAAATATGGATATTTTATCTCTAGAAAAATTCAAGAATATATTTTCAAGACCGCAAAAAGCAAACCGAACATTCAATGATTTTTTTATTCATGCAAAAGTAAAACTGGGTTCTCGATTCTTCCCATTAAAAGATTATGCAGAGAAAAAAAACATAGAAATGGAGAACCTACGATTGTTATTTGAATATATACAAAATCGCAATCATTATTTGGAAAGGTTTTATACACTTTCTTTGCGTGTTAATAATGGAAGTTCTCGATTAAGATGTATGAAGCCTATGAAAAATGGTGAAATGAATAATAATGCAGAGAGTTTGTGTAAAAATATAATTCGAAATATTCACTGGCAGGATATTTTACAGAATACAAAATCGGGAATTGAGAACATTCCTACTTTTATTGATGTATTACAGGATCTATTTTTAAGAGACATAATCGATTATAAAATAGTTACACCAAGTTCTCTATTTTATCTAAAAAATGGTAGGTTAGGGAGTGTATTTTCCTCTTATTACTTTCGAGCATCGATTATGAATCCTTATTTAGTTTATTCACTGAATGAATCAGTATTAAAAGGAACTAGAATATTTACTCCTACTCTGGGTTGGAGTTCGTATTCTTATGGTTTTTTAGAATCAAAAAAGGTTCTCGAATATGTTGGAACAGATGTGATACCTAGCGTTTGTGAAAAAACAAAACATATGGCAAGGATAGTTTCCCCTGGAAAAACAGTAGATATTTATTGTAAACCAAGTGAAGATCTATATCGATCTAGACAATTTTTAGATACATATCGAGAACATTTCGATGTTGTTTTTTTTAGTCCACCTTATTATCGTTTAGAATTATATCAAGGTAAAATGCAAAGCACCGAAAAATATAAAAGTTATCAAGAATGGTTAGATAAATATTGGGAGGTAACGATACAATTATGTCATCATGTTCTCGAAAAAGGTGGTAGATTATGTTATATTTTATCTGGATATGGTTCTCAAAATACAAAAGATAAATATGATTTATTAACCGATATGAATACAATAACAAAAAAATATTTCAAATTAAAAAGTCAACAACTAATGTATAATAAGAATGTACATGTGACTTCACATAAAGAAACTGCTGAACAGATAATGATTTTTATAAAATAATAATAATGTTCTCGATATTATTATTTTAATCGTTTGAGAAACTATGCTAAGAAGCCAGTTTTATCAATAGTAAATACAATGTCATCATAACGACCCTTGTTTTGTCTTAAATCATAGACTTTAATAAAAGGTTTTAAATGTTCAGGAACTACACCTTTTAACGCGGCTATCCAATCCCAACTTTGAACATCTTCTACAATTAGTATTCCATCTTCAGTCATTAGTTTTGAATAAAGTATAATAAATTTTACCATACTTTCTAAGGAATGTGGTCCGTCATCTAGCATAAAATCAAATTTAATATCTTTATCTAAAAAGTTTAATTTAAAAAAATCTTCATCGTATGCGTCGATTCCTGTGTATAGTTTAATATTGTCCTTATTCTTAAGTTCGTCCCATACATCGTCCATATCAATAATATCTAGACCATGTACGTTAGCGTTAGTAAAAAAATCACTCCATAGTTTTATACTTCCACCAGTTTGTATTCCTACTTCCAAAACATTTTTTGCAGTTTCTTTTTTATTAATTAAAAGATTTTGATATAGATCTAAATAGGAATGAACTGTGTTTTTGTCTGTTCTCGAATTATCGGCAATTTCTGCTAAACTCATTATATATTATTTTTATATAAACTTATTTAAAATAAAACGCACTATAATGGTTTTTGAGGAGAGTTTATATGACGCCAAGATCCATAACATTGATGAAATCCGTAATTACCAAAACAATTATCTTTATAAGGACTCGGTTCAATTATATACACATCTATATTCTCTCCTGAAGCTAAATAATCTATATAGGTTTGAGTAACTAATACGGGTCCAGTACGATAATAAACATATACATCGCGTGCGTCATCAGTACATGTTTTTTGTGCCTCAAAAATATCACGATCATCAATTCGTTGTTGAACAATATTGTCAATTAATTTTTTTATAAATGGGTGTCCCTTTGTACCATAAAAAGCATAATTTCCTACTAAATAGTCAATATTTTGATCTTTTAATAATTTATCACATACGTTTTTAATTTCAATAGGGAAAACACATTTATCTCCCAATTGATTAAAGTCATCAATGGGCATGGTAATATCTATATCCAAATCTAAATATAATCCACCATAATAATAAACTGCTAAATAACGAAAAAAATCAATTTGTTGTATTTTAGTAGTTAATTTTGAGAACAGGTAATAATAGTCAGGCATTTTATTTTTTATAAATTCAATAATTGCATTGTCATCAAAAAACATATAGTTGTATGTAGGATTAAGGGTTTTTATTCTTTCTACAAAATGTTTATAATGCGCAGGAATATCGTTTGTTTTCCAGGTTTGAATAATATTCATTTATATAATTCTAAAATATATAGTTTTTAAATCATAATGGGTTTAAAAACAATATGATTTTAAGATATAAGCAATGACTAGTTGTATTGCATTGATTGCGAAAGAACCTAATCCTGCATGGATGGATTTTTTAAAGGATTTTAAAGAGCATGATGTATATTTAATTATAGATGAGAATGGAGTAGATTATAACAACCTTTATAAGGAAAAATACCCAACATTGAACTTTATACAAATAAAGAATGACGAATGTGCGGAAAATTATTTCACCAACTCGTCTACTACTACAGGAATGGGTAGTATAATTTCATGGGATAAAGCATTATATTATTTTTCCAATATCAATACAAAGTATGAGAATGTATGGTTTATAGAAGATGATGTGTTCTTTTATGGTGAATCTACAATTACGGATTTGGATAATAAATATCCTACAAGCGACATATTGGTGAGCAAATGCGAATTAAAGAAACCGAATGAGTGGTTATGGAGTAGAATACATATTGCATTTCCAGAACCTCATTATTGTGGAATGGTTTGTGCGGTAAGAATGTCAAATACGTTATTATATCATATTGATCAATACGCAAGAGCAAATAAAGCATTATTTTGTTTGGAGGCAATGTTTATTAGTATAGCTATGAATAAAGGATTAAAATTAGATATACCAGATGAATTGAAAACGATTGTATATCAAAAAGATTGGCAATTTAATGAAATAAACAAGTTAAATCTATATCATCCTGTAAAGAGCATGAATAAACGGGATGAATTTAGACAACGGTTAGATGGTAAGACAGTTGCTGAGGAAAAACCAGCACCATCTGGCGGAATTTCATTTAATTTATTAGATCCCAATATTAGTTTTTCATTAAAACAATAAAGAGTATATATATATTAATGCCTTTAAAACCTTTTTACAAACCAGGATCATTGGAGTTGGTAGAAGTCCACGATGATACGGAAAGAGATGGCAATAATGAATATTTTGAATTATACAAAGTTTTTTTGAGGTTGTTACACCAGAACAAACGTTTGAAACAATATGCCGACGATATAGGATTTTTTGAACCAGATAATTTTCGTTTTGTTACGAATGACATGTGGATACAAATATTTAGTTTATTAGAAAATAAAGAAAAAAAGCAACTATTTGAAGTATTGCCAAAAGAAAAAAAGAGTGAATTAGAGAAAGAAATTAAAATGAACGGTGGTGGAAAATCAAAAAGAAGAAGAAGAAGAACTAAAAAAAATAACTTAAAAAGAATTAAAACAATAAAGAGGAAACAAAAATCAAAGTGCGTGTAATAATTTGATTGCGCGATTCATTTGAAACATTATAAGTGATCTTTGTTGTTTTGTTTGAATTAAATACATGGCATTATATAAAGAATTAATAATGTCGGTAGTTAAAGAACCATGATTATAAAGGTGAGTAACAATTAAATTTAAATTGTATAAAATTAGATTCCTAGGTTTGTTTTGTCGAATCGCCACAATAATGTTATATAATTGCATAATAAAAGCATTCTTGTTTATATTTTGATTTTCATCTGGAAGGGGGGTAGGAGTTGGAGTAGGTGTGGGAGTAGGATTAGGTATGGAACTTGGCGATAATACATTTTCTTGAAATTGGCCATTGACATTTCCAGGAGGTGACGTATTAAATGTAATGTATGCAGTATTTGTAATAGAATTAATAGAAATTCCCATGCCGAACGTTGTGCTTGATTTCCAAACTAAGCATGTGAAATGTCCAGTAGATGATGAAAATTCTGGATTATTAAAATTATAGTTTACGTTCTCATTGTACCATGCATCAATTGAGTTTTTAAATAATGTTATAGGGTCATTTCCATAACCTTGAAATAAGGATAGATTCTCACCATAATTTTTTGATCCACTATGTTGAAAAAGACTATTTGTAGCAAGATAATAAGACCATTGTTGTGAAAATGAAGCAATATTAGAATCCCAAATAAGTGGAGGTGATTGGTTTTTAGCTCTATATGTGTTTACATAAGATGTAATATCATCAATTACGGATTGTGAAAAGGAGGGCTGTACAAAAGACATATAATTTAACAATATATATTATTTATTAACTAAATAATATTTATTTTACTGCATATTAAGTCACAGTTGTGAATACAAAATTAATATTTTTCAATAGAATCTATGATTTCTTTAGGATAATCCATATCTTTTAATACACGAACGCCGCCCTTTATTTTTGAGATGCCTTTTTTAATTTTATAAGTATAGACAAAGTCACCATTCTCAAGAACACGCACATCCATTTTATAATTTTGAATGGAGTTAGAATTTTTGAATTTCTTGCATATAGAAATATAATGCGTTGTTAATACAAAATCAACATTTTTATAATTAGATAAATATTGCAGGAAGGCATATCCAGCTTTACTGGCTTCTTCTGGGTTTGTTCCAGAATACAATTCATCAAAAATACAAAAATGTCGAAATTTATCTGGATTATTATTTTCACGTATGATATCGATAATTTCTTTACACCGTCTTGATTCGGCTTGAAATAAACTGTCACGACCTGAAGTATCGGGGATATTTAAATAAGAATGAATGTGAGTATATGGATTAAATGTGGCAGATTCATAAAATCCCGCACCAGTCTGTTGTGAAAATATTATATTTATAGAAGTGGTTTTTAAAATGGTGGTTTTACCAGCTTTATTGGGAGCAGATATAATGATATTTTTTTCTAAATTGCAATTGTTTTTTATTGGCGATTCGTGTAAAAGTGGTGGGTAATATTGCTGTTTAAATTCACATTTAGTTTCTTTACTATATGTGGCAAAATTTACAATTCCATTTGTATAATTAGAATAAACGCCCAATAAATTATTAATATAACCTTCAAACCCAATAGAATATTTCAAAGCGTCATCATAGTCTAAATTAGAATGTAATTCATAATAACATTTCAACATATATCCTAATTGATTTAATTTAGAAAAATTAGGGGTGAATTCATAAACAGATGACATTTCATTTGTAAGTAGGATAAGAGTATTGCGTTTTTTGTTTAATTCATTAGAAAAATCACTATAAGACGGTTTATTTTGACAAATGCGCAAAAAGGATTCCATATTTGAGATGCTATAATCAAGATAATTGCGTAAATCTAGCAACTGTTCATTTATTTTTTTAATGTTTTTATAAAATTTTTGCACAATAGAAATGTTTTGATAGATTTGAAATAAATACATAGCAAACATGAATATTAGATAAATAAGTTTATCCCAACTTAAATTCTTCATACCTAATAATGCTTTTCCAATAAAATGATTTTTGGCTATACTTTTAAGTACGTCACAATAGATAGAAATAGTAATAGGAATTCTTTGCAATTTTAATATTATAAATGGAAAAATAAGGAATAAAATAGGCAATATTAAACTAATGGCAGGAGAACAAATATTAACAAAAGATAATGTTTGCAAAAACGATGATGATTTATTTAAATATAACAACATATCCCAATCCATATAGTGATAACGATCTAAAAATGAATTATCTACTTTTATGTCTTTCCATATAGTGATTAAATTATCGCAATTTATTTCATATGTTGTTTTATTTTCAAAAGAACCCATCGATTTTATGATGGTTTGTGTGTCTGTTAAAAAGGGTTGATTTGTAGTGTATGATTTTTTCCATTCGGGTATTATTTGTTTAGCAAAAGCATGTTTAGGTTGAAATAAATAGGTATACATTCCGTTTTCGGTAGAGTTTACTAATTCTAAATCATTAGAAACAATATCGCTTAATGTAAAAAGAGAAGATGGTTCAACATAAGATATTGGTAATTTAAAATTTGTAGGTATTACAATAGGAATTTCAACAACAGGCTCTTCATTCGAAGGATTTAATTTATTTTGAAATTCTTTAATTTTTGATTCTAATTGTGTAAATATGGAATCCATTATACAATTATAGTTGGTAAAAAATTAGAACATCAAACGAGTAACTAAATATAGAATTATAATAATTTATTATAACAAGCATATAAAAAATATTTAGTATTTTATAAGAGATAACAATGATTTACAGGATGGATGATTATAATAACATTTTGTATTCTAATTTTCAATATAAATTACCTGAAATAGAAGTGGGTATAATTAAAAATTTATTAAAAGAATTGGGTTCAATTTTGGAAGAACCATATGTTGAAGAAAAGATTAGATATAAACGGCAAACACACAAGAGGTCAAATGGTATAAAAAAAACAGATGAATCTTGGGAAAAAACAAAACCGTTTGTAGTTACTAAACTTGAAAAAAAAGAAGGCGTTGATAAAATAATGAGCGACATAAAAAATTCTTTAAATAAAGTATCAAATAAGAATTATGAAGTTCAGCGTGACTTATTGCGACAATATTTAACAGACGTTGCTTTAATGGAATGTGGGGAAGAAACTATAATAAAAATAAAAAATGCGTTAATAGATACTGCATGTACAAATAAATTTTACTCAGAAATTTATGTTGAACTTTATAAAGAATTGCAGGATTTATTTATGGAAAGTGGTGATTTGGAAGAATTTATAACGGTGTATGAAGAAAGTATAAATAGTATAGAATTTGTAGATTCCAATGTGAATTATGATAAATATTGTGATAATAATAAATTAAATGATAAAAGAAAGGGGATGGCTATGTTTATTGTGAATTTAATGAAAAAGGGTTTGATGGAAAAAAATAGAACATTAGAAATAATAATTCGTTTGCAAGAATTAGTTTTAAAATATATAGATGAAGAAAATAAAATGGCAGAAGTAGAAGAGATTACTGAGAATATATTTTTATTAATTACTTTATCATCAATAGAGTTGAATAATAAAACAAATTGGAAATCTGTTATGGATAACGTTGTAAAATGTTCGCAAATGAAAGTAAAGGACCATAAAAGTATATCGAGTCGAACTATTTTTAAATATATGGACATGTTAGATAATAAGAAGTCATAGTTTAGAAATATTGTTTTTATTGCATAAATGAAATAAAAATAATAACAAATAATAATATATATAAATTATGGTAAAATCAACTCTTAGACCTAATGATATTAATTATAAAGAAGCAAAAAATATGGATGAAGAAGATGTAGATTATGCGTCGTCATTATACGAATATCCGTTATATGGTCAAACATTAATAATAGCATTAGGTAAAGAGAAATATACATATTCTTCTTATAACATTGTTTATTATCCTATTTATTTAATAGTGAACAATGAACCTAGGGCAAAAATAGGAATATTTGAGGTAGAGAGTAATGAAGTTATTAATATAATAGATGAAGATGGTGATGTGGATTTAGAAAAAGGAATTGTAAAAATGTATGATAGTACTACTTCTAGTTTTATAAATAAATTAGTAAGTGAAAATCCAATGGAAGAAGTAGAGGAATTATCTAAAAAAGACTTAACTGGCGCAAAGGAAACTGGGCCAGATATAGGAGTTATAGATTTAACAGAAGAACCAACTGGAGTGTTAGATTTGCAAATTTCAAAAGAAAAAAGGAAAGAATTAACGAAAAGTAAGGATGAATTATTTATAATACATCCAGAGAAACCATTGGCTGCAATGTTGGCAGAGGAGAGTGAAGAAGATGCAAATGCTATGAAAGAAGATTATAAAGAGGGATTAAAAACAGAATGGATAGAGAAATTTATGCATAACAATGCGTTTAAAATAACAAATGTATCTGGGGATGGGGATTGTTTTTTTTCAGTGTTATGTTTAGCCTTTAATGAAATAGGAAAGGAAACAAATCCAGCAAAATTGAGAACATTATTATCAAAAGAAGCAACGGATGAACAATTTAAACAATATCGTATTCTTTATACAAATTTTTTGGCAGAATTACAGGACATAGAAGTAGAAATGAAAGCGATAAAGAAGATGATGCCAGTTTTAAAAAAACGTGGTGAAACTACAAAAGATAAAGAGGAACATAAGAAAATATTGGCAGAAGCAAAACAATTTAATGAAAAAAATGAACGGTTAAAATTACAATTAAGCGATACGAAAGAATTAATGAAAGAATTTGATTATATGAAAAATATAACAGATCTAGAGAAATTTCGCCAATTTATAGCAGATGATACAAAAAAGTTATTTTGGGCAGATACATGGGCAATTTCGACATTGGAGAAATTATTAAAAATAAAGGTAATTATATTATCAGCAGAGGCATTTGAAAATGGTGACGAAGATGCTGTTCTCAATTGTGGCCAATTAAACGATGTTGAATTACAAAAAGAAGGGTTTTTTGATCCTGAATATTATATTATTGCATGTTATACTGGAAATCATTATAAATTGGTGAGTTATAAAGAGAAGGGTATTTTTAAATTCCGTGAAATTCCATATGACATTAAGGTAATGGTAATAAATAAATGTATGGAAAAAAACGCAGGACCTTATTATTTAATAGGTGATTTTCGTAAATTAAAAAACAATTTAGGGTTGCCAGTAGACGAAGGAATGGTGGAAGAAAAAGAAGATGAATATTTAAATCGAGATATTTATGATAAAAATACTATTTTTATGTTTCATGCCAATTCAAATTCAGGTCCAAAAGCAGGAAAGGGTTCTGGTGAAAAAATAGATGAAATGAAATTAACAGAATTTAATATTTTAAATAAAACAAAGGATTGGCGTAAAAAGTTGGATGATTCATGGATAGTTCCAATTACAGTAGATAATCATAGATGGAATAGTGTGGAACATTATTATCTAGGTTCTCAATTTAAGAAAGGATTTCCTGATTTTTATCAGCAATTTTCTTTAGATAGCAACACGGATATATCGAAAGATATTGCTATTGCACGTGCAGCTGCAGGAAAAACGGGAAAATTAAAAGATCGTATATTGAGAGAAAAAACCATAAAAACTGATCCTGATTTTTTTGAAGTGGGAATAAATCCACGCAGTCAAGAAGAAAGACACAACGCATTAACTTCGAAATTCAATCAAAATTTAGATTTAAAATCTATGTTACTAGAAACAAAGACAGCAAAATTAGTGCATTTTGTTAGAGGCAAAGAGGCAGAACCTGATGAATTGTTAATGAAAGTCCGTAAAGAATTGAGATAATATTGTCTAGAAAAAAGATGTTTTCGAAAACATCTTTTTTTTTAATTCATGCTAAAAAATTGGAAAACTTTTTCATCAACATTTCTAACAACAAACTAGAGCTTCCAAAGCAATTCATCGTTAAAATGTCCTCTTCCGTTGTTTCCAGCATCCGCATTGTGTCGCTCCCCATGGAGTTCCAGACGCAGGACGGGGTAGTTGACCTCGTGGAGAATGTACTGCAACTTGGCAGTGTTGCATCGGTTTCACTGACCGAAAACTATACTGCCGTTCAAGTTAGATATCTTTCTGCAACTATTGATCTCTCAAGCCAGGGAGACAGTGTGAACGCGTGTCATGTCTTCTCGTCTCTAGAAGATGACGGTTCAAAGAGCGTGCAGATTGAGTGCGACGTTCCTATCCATTGGAACAATGGTAAGCCGATGGGATTCATTTCTATTCGTCGCGCAAATCTTAGCTCGGCCGTCGGGCGTGGTGACGCACCAATCATGCCATTGGAGGTTGATTCTTGGATGAGCATCTACATTCCTGTCATCCCAAATGATCTATCGATATCTTGTGGATCTACCCTGGCTTCGTTTAAGCTGGGCGATCTTCAATCCTTGATAGAGAACAAGCTTCGTCTTGGCAAGGTGAAGAGAGTGGACTTTGTGTCTCGTCCAAACAGCATGGAGCAGGGAGATGTGCAATCTGCGTTTGTCCACTTCGAGAATTGGTATGATCTTCCTTATGCTGCTAAGGTGAGAGACGCAATGAATACCAGTGGATCTTATCGCCAGAAGGGTTACCTCGATAGGGACGGGTTTGTCGCGTTTGTTGCGCCAACTGAGGATGGAACTGTAGGACGTTACCTAACATTCAAGATCAATCACAAGCCAATCCCTGATGTGAAGCCAGAGATGAACATCGAACAGTTGGTAGCGGCCAATGTGCAGATGGCAAAGGCGCTCGAAGATAAGTTGGCGAGGATTGCGGAGCTTGAGGCACAGTTGTCTCGTGAGGAGGGAGAAGACAAGGGACATATGACGATAGCAGAGCTGGCATAAATAGTTGATAGATGTGTGTAGAAAAAGAGGTAAAAATAAAAAAAAACAATAAAACCTCTTTTTCATGCTAGTTCAAAAAGAGACATACGCATATTTTTAAAAATAAATCCTGTATCTGTTGTTAGTTCATTAATCGTGTTTTCCATGTTGTTAATTTCAATTAAAAATTCGGGGCGGTTATAGTGTTGTTTTATAAAAATAGCAAATTCATCCATATTTTTTTTATGAAATGCAATAGACCCTTGATTATGTAAAAAACACCAGGATAGAAAATCATCATAGTAAAACATAAAAAGGCATTTTAAAATATAATATGAAAATATATTTGTATCATTCTCTCTGTATTTTTTTCGTTTTTGAATAGAATTTGTATTCTTTTCATATAAATCCTGGTATTGTAATCCATAACAATGGAGAACCTTGGCGCATTGGAATAATGAAAACATGCGTTCTTTTTCTAATAATTCTTGTGTTTTAGATATCAATTTATGAATATATTCATCTAGGTTCTCTATTTTCTTTAAAATATGTAGTGAAACAAACATAACATTGATTATTTCAGCAAACATTTCGCAATAAACTTCAAATAATTTCATCTTGCTATTTATTGGAAAAATAGTTGCCACTTGTTTATTTATTTTATCTTGATTTTCGCTAGAAAAATCTAGTCCAAAGCAATGAAAACATTCATGAATGAGAACTTTAAACCATTCTTCATTGCGATAAATGTGAATTTCAGTGTTTTTTTTACAAGAAGTGGTAAATGCTGTGTTTGCATGTATCTGTGAAAAATGTTCTCGATTAGATGGTAAATATTTTTTTAATGATGTTAGATAGAGATAAATATTTAATTTTTGAGAACATGTAGGAGGAGAGTAAATGGTAGCCAAATATAACCAAATATAGATACGTTTTATATAATGTTTAAATTTTTTTTCACATAGTGTTTTGTTTTCAGGACTAACAAAAGCTATTTGAAAAGAATGATTTTTAATAATAAATGAATAAATGCAGGTTGTTTTATTCATGTTCTCTATTTCTGTTTTAATAACGTCATGACAATAATCAAAATCATATCCTTTTGGAAAAGAATCGGGGTGAATCCATTGTCCATGTATAGCTGTGTAATCTTTTTCAGCCAAAATCATATGTCGAAAAATATCTTTCATTAAAGAAATAGAGAACTTTGATAAATGTGTTTTGGTAATAGAAATATATTTATTTTCAATATGTTTTTCTAAAAAAAGTAATAATGTTTTAGAGTCTATGTTCATAATCTATATAAACAATAGATTATATTTTGGAAAAATTGGGATAGTTAACGTGGGGCATTTAAAGGGTAAAACAGATTAATTATGGGAATCAAACATTTAAATCGTTATTTGCGCACAAATTGCAGTAAGAAATCCATAAAAAAAATACATTTAAAATCTTTGGAGGGAAAAACAGTAGTAATAGATTCTAGTATCTATTTGTATAAGTTTTTAGGAGATAATGCTTTAATGGAGAATATGTATTTGTTTATTTCAATTCTAAAATCTTATAAAATAATCCCAATATTTATATTTGATGGGAAACCGCCACCTGAGAAATATGAACTATTAAAAATGCGTAGATTAGAAAAAAAGGAGGCTGAACAAAAGTATCGTTCACTAGAAGAGTCAATAAATAAAAACAATATTGAACCAGATGAAAAAAATGAAATCAAAATAGAAATGGAACAATTAAAGAAACAATTTATTCGTTTGCGAGAAGATGACATCAAAAAAGTAAAAAACTTATTTGATGCGTATGGTGTGACGTATTATGATGCATGTGGGGAAGCTGATAAATTATGTGCATACTTAGTAAATATAGGAAAAGCGTGGGGATGTTTTAGTGACGACATGGATATGTTTCTTTACAATTGTTCATTTATAATTCGACATTTAAGTTTATTAAATCATACTGTTATTTTGTATGATAAAAACTTAATACTAGAAGAATTAAATATGAACGAAGTAGAATTTCGTGAGATTATGGTGTTGTCAGGAACTGATTATAATATTGATTCAAATACAAATTTATACGAAACAATAAAATGGCACAATCAGTACAACAAACACTTGTTGAATTGTTTTCAAAATGACACAAAGACAAATACTTTCTATGTTTGGTTATTTAAAAACACAAAATACATTGATGATTTTAATAAATTGCTAAGGGCTTATCAGTTATTTAGTTATAGTGGAAACGATTTATTCGAGTGGAAGAATGTAGAAATTACAGAAAAGCATGAAGATTTAAGTAAACTTCGTGTCGTTATGGAGAAAGAAGGGTTCTTATTTACAAGATAAAATTATATTAAGGTTGCTAAATAACTTCCTCTATAATCTTCTATTCCTGTGTGTGTTAAATTTATGCTAACATCCATCCAAATAGTTCCACCCATTTTTGTCCACCTATGACAAAATAACCAATCCTCAGAGAAATAATGGCCTTCTTCTACGCCACAATCAAATAATGCATACGCAAAGTCATTTTCATGTTGTCTTAAGAAATTTACGTCGTCCACATATTTAGTAGATGGAAAAGCCTTTGACATTTTTTCTATAACATTGCGCTGTATCATCATAAATCCAGTAGCAATATGTTTAACTTTCGCCAAGTTTTCTTCAATGCTTAACGATGGTGTAATATAATTAACATTGTATTTTAACAGATTATATTGTAACATTTCTTCATCGCTAATTAAATTTTTAAATTGTGATTGATTTTTTCTACTTATAATCGTTTGTACAGCATTAGAATTAAAAGGGTTTTGTTTATCTTTAATTAATTCGCTCCAATTATAGTTTTTTAAGGGATAAATACCGCCTACTAATTGTTTATTAGAAACCATTAATTTAATCATGTCTAACGGATCCCATGTAATATCATTATCAATAAACATAATATGCGTCATTTCTGGATCAGCCATAGCGCGCGCAACTAAATTATTTCTTGCACGTGACACTAAACTATCATTCCTACAAAATTCTACTTGTAATTTAATATCGTAGTTTTTACATAGTTCAATTGTTCGCATTAAACAGTGTACATAACTTACGTAACATAAACTAGCAAAACAAGGCGTTAATAAATAAATTTTTGGATTGTTTTCTTTTACATACTTTTTTATTTTATCATCAAATGGCACGTTTTGATTTATTACTGCGTTTTGCATACGGCTTGATCCAGCCGTTACATTGTTCTTTTGTGTAAACAAATCTTGTTCGTTATCCACAACCTCAAAATTTAGTCCGTCTAGTCCAGACATTATAAATATGATTACTAAATCATATTTATATAGTTTTTTTTATTCAATCAGTTATTTTTAATCCCAGATATCTATTATTTTTTTATTATATTTAAGCAGTGGCAACAACAACCTCCGCCTTGATGAAGTGGTGCTTCATGAAACGCTGGAGGTTAAAATAAGTAAGCTCATCGTCCTTTCCAATCTTAAGGAGTTGGGTAAGCTTCACGTCAGGGATAATCTTACGACCATTGGTCTTGTCTTGGAGAGAGTTGGTGTTGATGTATGCATTGATCTCCTTGCTGACCTCAGTGCGAGCCATCTCAGTTCCAACGGGCTTTCCAAGGAAAGATGCGAGCTCATCGCTAATGCGAGTGGGCTTCACAAAACCAGAAGGCTTGCGATTGCCGTTGTTGCGACGCTTCTTGGCGGAAGCCTTTTGGGCAGCCTTCATGTCGCGAGTATAGTTCTTCTCAACATTCTTCAAATCACTCTTGAGGCTGGAGAGAAGAGACGCGATTTGTTGAACCTTAGCACTAAGCTCAGTAAGCTTAGCCGCAGTGGTGTTGGGGTCAACAACAGGAGCAGCGACATCAACAACGGGAGCAGCTACGACGTCAACAACAGGAGCGGCAGCATCAACCTTCGCCTTCTTTACACGAGGAGCCTTAGTGGCAACAGCCTCAACAACAGGAGCTTGGGAAACAGGGGCAGTGGACTTCGAAGTTCTAACCATTCTAGCTAGTATACAATATATTAC